TCAACGCTCGCAGGGCACTTTTGTACTAAAACTGGTAAAACTACTATGTGTACCAAGGAGTGCCATACGATTTCGTAAATAATGGCGCAATCCTAGGAAAATAAAGGGACTGCGAGGTTTTCGTAAAATCGTAAAAAATATAAAATTCTATGTATTTTAATGTATTTTAATACAAAAAGTGTGTAGTAACTGTGTAGTAACCACCCTAAAAAGTGTGTAGTAAAAATTGTATATAGAAAAGCCATTATATGACACAAATATGAGAAGAACATGGAAATGCTCTTCTCTTTTTTTATGCCACAATTTAGGCATAAGGAGATGATGTTATGTTTGACGATAATGTAAGAGAACAAATATTTGCAAAAAGTGAGTTACAAAAAATCGACCTAATGACATTATCCCTTGTCATTAAAGCGATAGAGGAAGTTTTAGAGGAGGCAGACAATGAACAATCCTTATCAGGCACCTATGATGAATAATCCTTATGTGCAATCTCAAAATCCGTATATGGATAGAATGAACTTTTTGCAAAATTATCAGCAGAGCTTACAACAGCAGCCTATGCAGATGAATCAACAGCCTATGCCACAGCAGATAGCAGGCATTAATGGCAGGGTGGTGCAAGCAGTTGAAAATATCAACGCTAACGAGGTTCCTATGGATGGCTCAATGGCATTTTTCCCGAAGCAGGATATGTCGGAGATATATGTTAAGGGTTGGAATGCTGACGGAACTATCAACACGATTGTGTATAAGCCTTATACAGCCCCTAAAGATAATCAGACAGTAAATTCTATGGTTAATACAGAAAATACCAAATTTACCCTATCAGACGAAAGTACACAGCTATTTCTGAATAAGTTTGAAGAGTTATCAGAGAAGATAGGGCAGTTAGAAGATAGATTTGATAAATCTTTAGGAACACAGAGAAAAGCTTCAAGGACGCAAAAGGAGAGTGAGTCTTAATGAATCCTATGCAGATGTTACAAGGCATGAAAAACCCACAGCAGTTTTTACAACAGATAGTGGGGAATAACAGTGTAATGAGCAATCCAATGGCTAGAAATGCTATGCAGATGGCTCAAAAAGGGGATTCCAAGGGCATTGAACAGATGGCTAGGAATTTGTGCAAAGAAAAGGGAATTGACGCAGATAAGGCTTTTGAGTCGTTTAAAAGTCAATTAGGAATGTGATACTAATTCTTGCAAGATTATGTATATAAAAATGAATTATGGAGGTAAATTCTATGTTTAACACAGGTAATTGTGCATCCGTTCCGCTTGTTGCGAACATTGACGGAAACGGAAATAACAATGGATGGGGCGCAGAAGGCTCATGGTTATGGTTTATTATCGTTATCTTTGCTATCTTCGGATGGGGTGGATTCGGTAACGGATTCGGAGGAAACGGAATGAATGGCGGTGTCGGCAGTGAAATTCAGAGAGGGTTTGACAACCAGGCGGTTATCTCAAAACTTGATGGTATCTCAAATGGCTTATGTGACGGCTTCTACGCTATGAACAACAGTATGCTCACAGGCTTTAACGGTATTAACACAAATATCATGCAGACAGGCTACGGCATCCAGCAGGCTATTAACGCTGATACAGTTGCTAATATGCAGAATACCAACGCTTTACAGTCACAGCTTGCTAACTGTTGCTGTGAGACAAGAGAAGCCATTCAGGGCGTAAACTACAATATGGCAACCAACACCTGCGCTTTGCAGAACACAATGAACAACAACACGAGAGACATTATTGACAGTCAGCAGGCAGGAACGAGAGCTATTCTTGATTTCCTAACTAATGACAAGATAGCAACATTACAGGCAGAGAACAATGATTTACGCAGAGCTGCTTCACAGGATAGACAGAATGCACTTTTGACTACCACAATGGCAGCGCAGACAAATCAGATAATTGACGCAGTAAGACCTACACCGGTTCCATCGTTCCCGGCAAGCAACCTTTACGGATATGCTTACGGATGCGGATGCAATACAGGTTGCGGATGCTAGACAACTGAATAATTGAGTATCTTAATTGAGTTTAACTCAATCTAAACCGATTAAAAACCATTTTTAGTCGAGGATTAGTCCAAGTTTAGTCGAGAGTTAGTCGAGATTATGTCTGCTAAACAGTATTACTTGATGTTACCGACACAAATGTTGGGAAGATAAAGGGCAGACTATAATGTTTGCCCTTATTTTGTGAAAGAGAGGTAAAAATAATGGAAATAACAGGAATTGCATTACAGACTGTTTCAGCCGGAGAAGATGTGGCATTTACAGAGACAGCCGTAAACGGAACAAAATGTATCGTACACAGGACCGGAAGTGGAATTATCAAGCTAAGAGGTATCACAAATCAGTGCAAGGCTAGATTTTTAGTATCGTATTCCGGCAACATTCAGATACCTACAGGTGGCACAGTAGAAGCTATTTCACTTGCCATTGCAGTAGACGGAGAGCCTTTACAGTCAACACGAATGATTGTAACACCGGCAGCAGTACAAAATTTATTTAACGTTTCGGCTCAGGCATACGTGGATGTACCTTGTGGCTGTTGCAGTACTGTAGCGGTACAGAATACATCAGCACAGGCTATTGAAGTACAGAATAGTAACTTAATTGCTGTTCGTGAAGCGTAGGGGGTGAGAGTATGCACATTGAAAGAATGCACAAAATGCAAGAGTGTCTTACAGAGAAAGCTGTTAGCGAGTTTGAAAAGGGCATTGAAAATGTTGACACTTCTGAAATGGGTGAGGTCGTGGATATGATAAAAGACCTTGCAGAAGCTGAGTATCATTCAATAATTTCCAAGGCTATGAAAAAGGCTGATGAAGAGGAAGAAGAGTACGAAAAAGAACTCCTAAGAAGTCTTAAGGCAGAATATGGCGAAGAAAGTGGTAGAAGATATTACGACCAATATCGCTATGCAAATGGCAGATTTGCCCCTAAGGGTCGTGGAACACGCAGAGGATATGAAGAACCGCCATATTATCACATGCCGGTAAACTACAACGACATGGAGTATATGCGTGACATGGATAAGAGCCGAGGTAAGATGTACTACTCTGAACCAATTGCACCACATGTGAGTGAAAGCAATTATGACAGAGCAAAGAGACATTATACCGAAACGAAGGAAATGCACAAAGGAGCTTCCGCAGAGGACAAAGAGCATAAAATGAAAGCCCTTGACATGTATATCCGTGAATTGAGCGGAGATATATCGGAGCTTTTAAATGACATGACACCCGATGAACGCAACCTTTTGCGCACCAAAATGAGCAATCTTGCGTCAAAACTGTAATTATTAAGGCTATGGGTAGTAATGCTCATAGCCATTTTTAGAGGGTATAAGCATGGATATAAGAGTTAATGATACATTGTGGCACATACAATTCAAAAAGCCCACATCAAGCGAATTAAGGCGGTCTGACGGCACAATAAGTTTGGGAGTTACCGATAATACAACTAAGACAGTAACAATAGCTGATAATGTGTCCGATTACATGGCTAACAAGATACTATGCCATGAGTTAGTGCATGTGTACTCATTCTCATACGGCTGTGACATTGATATAGAGACAGAGGAAATAATCGCAGACTTTATGAGCTTGTACGGACGGAATATTGTATACACGGCTGACAGAATATTTGATTTATTGGAGCAGAAATATGGATAAAATAGACAAACTATTAGAATACATACACCGGACTAATCCAGAAATGACACGGCAGAAATTGATTGAAGAGCTAGGAGAGAGTGACTACAGTGCCAAGAGCATTTATTTTTTGGCGATTCAAAATTCAAAAAATCCTAAAAAATTTTGATACCCCCGTACCTTTTGGATTTTTCGATTTCAAAAATCCGTTCGCAAAATTTTACAAAAACTTGTCGAGAATTTGCAAAGAACTCGCACCTTACTTTAATTGAGTGAAGCTTTCTGAAAATTCAAACATTTTCCATGAGCTGGTGCGCCTGACTTGTAACAACTCACACCCGGCACGGCTTGACGGCTTGAAGCTCTACAACTATATCGCAAAGCGTTGTAAACGGCTTGTTTTACGGCTTATTATAGCGTGCTCGATAAAATCCATGTTAGCACGCTTAAAAACCCTTAAAACGTCAAATACACGACTTTAAATGTGTATATCATAAAATCATATACTGATTTTGTTAATTTGTCAATGTACGACAGCACCCGGACTTATAGCCGGATAACTTGCGACAGCTCCAACGGCTGTACACTCGATTTTAGGCACGACAAAAAGGGGTATAAAAATATCCCTAGTGGTAGCGCGTGACATATTTTCCGGCTACATAGTCGCAAAATAACGTGGCCGGGCGAGCGTGTGCGCACTTTTCGACAACTTGCAACCATTCGCCAGACCTCTGAACTGTAATTTTTAGCTCGCGTGACTCCATCCACTCGATGCGGTCATACTTGATATAATCAAAGTCACTTATTTTTGGCATCTCATAGCCTAGCGCCTTGACGCGCTTATATATTTCTTTCTTGCCTAGATACTCATAATTAGACATAGGTACACCCCCTAATTATAACAAGCCTTAATTATTGGGCTTATATAGTTTTCATGCTGTAAATAGTTAATAAAAGCCGTCCGGCGGTATTCTTTGCCACTTATGAGTGTTAGAACATCGTCACACGTTCCAAAATCTGCGACAGCTCTAAAAATGTTTGTTATTGCTTTGCGCGTTTCTCGCTCGCTTGCTTGATATTCCGGCGTGCTCGTATATTTGCCATTGTAGCGCGCTTTTATTTCACGTTCTACAGCGTCAAGGCTTTTTAACTCGTTGTCCATTCGTCAACCCTCTTTTCCGTTTTAAAGCTTATATTTTGTTTTTTTCTGTGATGCTTGCTTGCGGTTTTTACCCTTTTTAAAACTTTCAATAAAAATTACTTTCCCACTCTTATAATGCCTGTAATGCCCCCGGACACTCCAACTTTCCGTCATTCGGTGGACTTTCTTACTTTTTAGCATATTTGCTACTTTTTTATTTGCTGTTTTAAATCGTAAAGAATTCAAAGAAATAACTTGGACACTATCAGCCAACTTTTGAAAACTTTTGCTACTTGAATTGTTCTCGTTGTGGCTTCTTGTGTGTCTTTCTTTGCGTTTCTCTTCCGGGTGCTTGAGCAGATAATCCGCACAGATCAGCACGCCTTTAAATAGATTTATACAAGCCGTTAGATTTGCGCGGATTTCCTCAACGTCATTTTGTCTATTTAGGTATTCAATTGGGTCTACATATCCACGGCGCGCCAGAACGGTTATTAAAGAGTTTTCCCACTCTATAACATTATCCGAATCCGGGTTATATTCGATTTTTATTTTACCAATATATTTAAATTGCTGTTGCCTGTTTTCGATTGCCTTAATTGTCGGCGCCGTGTCGTCTTCACTGAATCCATTTTGCGCAAAAAAATCTAGCCTTAAGCACTCTAAATTTGCCAGAATAGAGCCTTTTTCGGTAAAATTCACCGAAAAATTAATTATGAGGTCAATACAATCGTCATTAATTTTCTGTTTTACAATGAGAGAGCCGTCAGAGAAGAGCGGCGCAAGACTATAGTCTTTGCAAAGAATTGCTTTTTCGTAAAGCTCACAGAAAATATTGTAGTTTTCAACTACAATTTGATTATTTTTTAAATTATTTAATACAGAGATAGCCGCCCGGCTGTCTAGCTGTGCGGCTGCTTTTTTAACTTTTTGCATTTTTCCCCCTTTTTTAAAGAAATTCTTTTGTAATTTCTTCCTGACTTAAAGGCTCTAGCGTATCAATATAAACTGCTGACTCGTGCGACTCTGTAATAATCCACACGGCATCGCGTCCGCTTCTGCCAGCGCCAATGCTTATAGTTCCGTCGTCAAGCCATTCTTGGAGCATTTCTGGGCTTTCTGCTACGTCAAAGTAGCCTATGTATTCCAATGCTTCTTTTACTGCTTTTCTCTCTTGAATTGTTAATTCTGTAAATTTCATCTTTCTACCTCCGTATAAAATTGTTATAATCCTACTTTAACAAATTATTGTCACAGTGCCAAGGGTACGCAACAAATATTTGTCAAAAATTAATATAATTGAACCCTATGCAAGTTGCATATTAATAAAAAAATAAAAATAAACCGCCATACCCAACAATCAGGCACGACACGAAAAGCCCGAAAGCCTTTAAAAGCTCGATAAAATCTCTCATAGTTGCGCCCCTTAACAATAACAAAAATCACCTTGTAAACCGGTCGTGATAATCATTTTCCCATCTTTACGGCGGTAAACTACACCGCAACCGTCATCACTTAAAGACCATACAAGCCAGCCGGCCGGAGTCATTTTTTCATGGTTCTTATAATCGTAAAAAGCATAATGCGGTTTTATTCCACTTTTTTCCTGTTCAAGTGCATTGTTTATAATTTCATCGTCCGTTAATAGTAACGCTTTTCCGTTTTTCTGTCGTCCGCAATATCTCATTTTTACGCCTTTCTAGTCTGCCATCATCAGCACCGGGAGACCGTCCCGCGGTGGACGCTCCAAGTTGGAGCGTTTCGGCTATGCTATTCTAACAACTGCATTTTTAATATTTGAAAAGTGGAAAAGTTCCCCGGTTTCAATATTTTCGAATATTACAGATGGCGCAAAAGTTTCGAATGGTGCAAACGCATCGCCCTTGCAGGTGTGCGGACTTTTTTCTGTGTTCCAATCAATTCCAAGTTTTCCGGCTTTTTCGTACACGCAAAAAGTCTTGCCATAGTTTCTAGTTTGTATTTCCTTATTGTGTAAATCATATAAATGTACTTTGATTGTATCGTTTGTTTTCATATTTAAAACCTCTCTTTCTATCTCTCTAACTCTGCTGCGAGTTCAATGTACTCACGGCATTTTGTACACTTGTAAGGACATTTGTCGCAATCGTCCTCATGTGCTTTGCATACTGGGGTAAGCTCTTTTTCAAGCTTGCTCAATCTTTCTTTTAATGTTTTCATATTTACATCTCCTTTAGTTTGTTTGCTTTGCAAACATATTTTTGTCTCTATATTGTAAGTATTTCTTGCCTTTCGGCTTGACTAAAGTATATCAAAATGTAAGGCACAAAACAATTGACAAAATACACAAAATGTAAGGCACAAAACAATAAAACTATTATACAATATATACAAGGCACAAAAATATTTAAAACGCTATTATATAGAAGCAATTATTATTACTTGACTTACAAGGCACAAAAATATATAATGAATGTAACTATATAAAGGAAAGAGGTGCAAAATATATGGAATATAAGACCACAGAAGCGCGCAGAAAAGCCAACTATAAATATGATGATAAATTTGAGCGCGTAAACTGTCGATTTGCAAAAGGCACAAAAGACCGCATAAAAGCATTGAAATATAGTGCAAATGATTTTATAAAACTGGCGGTAGCCGAAAAATTAGAGCGTGAAGAAAAAATTTTAAAATAAGGCACAAAAAATAATTGACATACAAGGCACAAAATGTTATAGTTATGTCGTAGCAAAGAAACAATTTAATTAATGAGGTGGGAAAATGAAATTATACTTTTACATTTTAAACACAGATAGTAGCAATCCTAAAGGCTTATACGTTAAGGAATGCGAAGCGGAAGAGAAGCCAAAGACGTATAAGGCTGTCAAAGGTTCTTTCCCTAACTACTATAGCACAGTAAGGAAAGATGAAGTTGGGCAAATAAAATGTAATTGCATGGTCCTTGCAGAGTCTAACCTTGAGTATGCAAAAGAAAAATTCAAGATTAGGGCAGAACGAGCGATTGCAGACAAGTTAAAGAGAATTGAAGAGCTCAAGGCTGAGTTAAAAATAATAAATGAAAGTGAGAAATAAAGAGTATGAAATATAGAATAGTTGACGCAGACAACAGGGCCGAATATAGCAAGCCAAAGACTTTTGAAGAGGTCAAAGCGTGGTTTGAACCGAATACAGAGCTTGAAGAGGAGCACGGCAAATGGGCTGAAATCGAAGATATTGACGATATGAGAGAGTATCTTATTTGGGAAGCTCAAGGAATGAGTCCTAATTGGAGAATAGAGGATTGCAAAGAGGATTAAGGCGGAAGTTTAAAGGAGATATACAATGAGTGAAAGAATTAATGATAACACAATGAGTGCAATTGTTGCGCTCATGGACGACGAAACAAGAGAGCGTGTGCACTTTGAACTTGCACCCTGCTCAAACGAGAGTTTTTTAAAAAGGTATTGTGAATTAGTGCCAGGGTTTGAAAAGACACTTAAAGATGAATTTAGCATTGAATTGGATGCATAAAAAATTAAATATTGTTTTCAAGGGTCGTTTTTTTGAACGGCTCTTTTTTATTGCAAATTTTGGGAAATAAGAACCGCACAACAACTGTACCGGGTATTTCTTTTTCGAGTTGTTCAAGGCTTGATTTTGCAACTCTAAAATTAATAAAGCGGAAAAATAAACAAGGAAAATTGATAGTTGTATCCAAAATGTATCCATCATGTATACATCATGTATACAACTTGTATCCAAAGTGTATCCGTAGTATAGGTTAGGTAAGTATAGTATATATTAATAAAGCCTTACGGCTTTATAGATGTGTATATTATTATATTAACCCTTTATTTTTATTTATTTATATTAAACAAGATAATATATATAATATATAAATATATAATACTTGATTAAATATATTAAGCTAAATATATACAGCCAGTAATATTCTAAAAATCTATTTGACAAAATATATTTAGTGGTGTATATTTATATCAACAATTTAAGCGCAGAACACACTATTGCCAAGTGTGAGCGCATATGCAGATGCCGGTTAGCCTGTACAGCTTAGAGTATTTAAATTCTAGGTTGTGCGGGCTTTTATTTTTTTTAAAGATTTAAGGAGGTGCAGAAAATGGCAGCGAATCAACAAGATATTGAAATCTACGACAATGAGATCATGGCACAACTTAGTATTTTCTGCGAAGGAAACGGCATTGAAGACATGAAAAAAGAGAGCCAAGCAGTTTGGAATAGTGCTCTTTATTTTATTTATAAAAATGTGTTTAAAGGTGGAGTATTAAAAAGTACAGTAAATTATAATTTAAACAGCAATAAAATACCTAGTAATTGCAATAGTTATGATTATGATAAATGCATGGATGTATTAAATATATATATATATGATCTATGCATGAGATACGATAAAGAAGTATCTGTTATTGGTTATACTACGTTAACAGGTATTCCGGATAGTATCATATATAACTGGCGTGATGGCAATAAATTAAGCTCGGTGGCTTCGGATATATACAAAAAACTTGCAAAATACAGGGAAGAAAGTCTTTCCGATAAGCTTGTCACTGGTAGCAAGAATCCTGTCGGAGTGATAGCAGTACTCAATCGTCAGTTTGGATGGGCAAGCCCATACACGGCAGATAGTAATAGACAAAAGCAAGCACTCACAGTAGACCAATTACCACAGTTAGGCGGGGCAAATAGTCAGAATATTAAAGCATTAACGAATGATAATATGGTTGATAATGCCAAGTAATTGTATATACAATACACACAATTCTAAACCCTCTATTTACAAAGCTTTGAGGGCTATTGAATTATTATAACTATTCACAAAACAGTTGTTTAGCGAAGAGTTGAAAGTATAGAGATGAATTGTATATGCAATAGATACAATTTAAAATGCTTGATTACTTGAGGTCTGAATGGCTGCGTATTGGAGGCCCTGGGGGTCTATATGAAAAGCGGCAAACCGCCCCACTTAGTCCCCAAAATATCCGCCAAAACAAAAAGGCCTTTACCCATACCTCAATTACACCAAGCAGTATTTATTATTATAACATAAGTTATATATTAATTAAACAACATACACAATAATAATATATATACATACAACTATGATTAAATATTAGTTATATATAATATATAACAGTAAAGGAGCTAAGAGCTGTGAAATTAACAGGATTTGAGTCTAACAAAATTAATTCCGAAATGGTAAACCACCCTAGTCACTACAATCTGCCTAATCGTAAAGAGTGCATTGATGAAATGATTGACATTTACGGACTTAAGGATGTGGCTAAATGGTGTGAGATTACTGCATACAGGTGTAAGTATCGTGCTAGACATGCAAGCAGCTTTACAAACTTTGTACAGGGTATGCACGAGGCGGCATGGTATACGGATAAGGCTCGAGAGCTTAAATCTAAGCGCAGATGGAAGATTTTCAGTAAGGTTGCTGACAGATACTTGCCAATGTTCATTAAAGGCATTTTTGCATGGATGATGTTATTCTGTATGCTTCATGCGATACTCTTTTCCGACCCATGCTCAATGGCTGTTTCAATAGTGTTTTTGGCTCTTGCGTGCATAACCGAGTCAATATTGAAAGAAAACGAGGTGTAAATATGTTTGTACTAAAAATTGCAACAACAGTATGGCTGACATTAATCGCTTTTGGAATGGTAAACACGGCATTAAACAAAAAAGTGACAGTTAGTACAAGACTCCTTGGCATTGCTGTAATGTTCGGTCAAATACTTGCCATAGCTTTCATGTGGCAGTAAATATAGGGCATTCGCCAAGCGGTAAGGCACAGGATTTTGATTCCTGTATTCGTTGGTTCAAATCCAACATGCCCTGCTCGGGGTTTACTTGGTTCCCCGACATTGGACTTAGTAGTTCCTTTCGCCCTCATAGTGGAAAGCTGTTAAGAGCCGTCACAAGGCTTGTGAGGGTTTAATCGTGTATAATCCCACAATGCACGAGCGTGAAAACCAACCTGTCGTAAAGACATCTGTAATAGGCAGAGTAGACATATATACCCCCTTTAATTAATTGTTAAACTAGGGCAACTCAAATCATATGAGTCTTAGGTGGGGTGCAATCCCTCACATGTCCTTTGCTGTAGGTTTCGTTAGTTCTTTTCCTACAGCACATACAAATTATATCTCCGGAGGGTGTTGCCACTCCTTAGACTTCACCCTCATTATTGGCAAGTAGCTCAGTGGTAGAGCAGTCGGCTGTTAACCGACTTGTCGTGGGTTCAATTCTCACCTTGCCAGTTAATTATTGGTTCAAGTAGGCGACAAGGCTTGATTAAATGGACGGTACAGAAAATGCGCTGCTAAGTCCTGTCAATAAATTATTTGCCGATATGGGATAAAGGTATTCCAGTAGCTTGCTAAGCTATCCAACAGAAATGTTGTTCGTGTTCGAGTCACGATGTCGGCGTTAGTCAGCGTGACGCTGACTGTTGATGTGTGGCGGAATGAGTAAACGCTAATAGCAGATAGAATGAGCTAGTGGTTCGAATCCACCATAGCATAACCACAGGGGAATACCTGATTGCTAGGGGCTTGAAAGGTCAGGAGTGCTTGTTCATGTGTGGTTCAAATCCACACCACATCAATCATATGTCGGTTTAGTGCGAGCTGTTATATCTTGAATAGCGGTTGCGCAACGCTGACATGCTTTACTTAAAAAGTTAAAGTAGGGCGGTCTGTACGTGTTGGCACGATGCAGTAAGGCAAAACAAAACGAAAACGCACAAAAACAAGGTTATGAGTAAGGCACGCGCTGAAAGTAATCGGAAATATACTTCAAAGCAAAGCCTTTATGAGTTTTGACAAACCTTTTGATGGAGTGAATATTTCCTTTTTCGGATAGTAGTTCAGTTGGAAGAACAACCACTGCAATAGCAGTAATTGAGGGAGTCACAGGTTCGAGCCCTGTCTATCCGATTATCAAAAAATAAGGAGATGCGTCTATGGCAAAGGGAGTTAAGACACGAAATGCCAAACTATTCAAAGAAGCATTGACGGAATACGCATACGGCAGATGTTCACAATCGAAAGCTGCAAAAATGGCTGGCATGAGCAGACCAACATTTAGGAAGTACGCAAATATGCATTTTTTAGGCATTCCATTTCCTGACACGCTTTTTAAGGCAAAGGAGAAATGAGGAGTATGTGTGAATTTTGCGAGGATATAGCAATGAACAATGATGAATATATGAAAAAAAGATACGCCGGCGGAGATTTTATTTGCAAAGATGAAAATGGATTTGGAGTGTTGATTGACACAGGAGACAGTGGTTGCCTTGGATATATAAAAATCAATTATTGCCCTATCTGCGGTAGAAAGTTGGTGTAGTAATGGCGGAACCTTTAAGCAAATTAGCAGAAAAATGTAAAAGTTGCCCTAAATCTAAAAAATGCGACCATAAAAAAATGGAGCTATGCGCTTTAGCGGATTTGCCACCACAAAATCTTGCAAGTGCTACACAAGGCATTTTAATAGACAATATGTCACCTATATTGAGGGAAGAAATAAAAAGCCCTTTAAGTCCATTTAGGTACAAAGACGAATTAGAAAAAGCACTAAATGATTTCCATTTTGGAAATATGTTTATGTATGGTGCTTAGAAAGTTGGTGGAAGAAATGAAAGAAACTATTTTATATATTTCAAAATCAGAACAGGATATACAAAGCTTTCTGAAATATCTTCAATCAAAGCTAAAAGCAGAGCAAAAGGAATGTACCCTAGATGAAAAACACAATATTTTAATAGTGCCAAAATATTATGATATTGTCGGAAAGAGCGTTCACGGAAATATGCTTGGCGCAGGCTATGGATATTGCAAATATTATTGTTTTTCAGAAGCGTACGATAGAAATAAATACAGCGAAGCAGAAAATGAAAGGCTTAAAGAAATTCTTATGCACACAAGAGAGGGTGCGGAGAGAATATCGGGGCTTGATATTTTATGTATGCTAGGGTTGGCTTAAAAGGTGGTGGTAGAATGAGTAATATACATAAATTCAAAGTAGAAGCAATAGAAGGACACAGGGAATGTGCTAAAGTCACAATTGATGGCGAACAGTGCTTGTGTAGTTCGTATAAAATAGAACATTATGCTGGGAGCCTTCCAAGGGTTGATATAAACCTTGCTGTCGACGTGCAATATGAGCATGATGCAGAAATCAACATTGTAAACTTGCATGAAATAGCTTCACTGATAGACAAGAAAACATTCAAGGAATTTTGCAGAGTTTGGGAGGAAGTTCACAATGAAGCATAGCAAAGAATGGCACACTTGCGACAGGTGTGGCAGAGAGATAAATATTTCAAAAGAGAGAAAGTGGTATGATTGCATAACACCACATTTAAGAGAAATGAAACTTAAAAAACCGGTTAACCTTGAAGTGCATGGAACAAGAATTCGCCAGAACATTGTTTTACCGGAGCCAGAGTTAAATCAAATTGATAGTATCAGGATTAAAGAATATTATGGCGATGAATTGCTAAAAGGCATTGATTTATGCCCTAAATGTCGAAAAGATTTTTGGAGATTTATGAGAAATGAAACTGACAGTCGGAAATAGCGTATATGAAATGAAGGCAGAACAATTAAAAGCTGTTTTACATGTTGCAAGTAAACAGGTTCCGTTTGGGATTTATGCGGTCAGCAAAAAAGGCATGGCTATTCTTTTGAAGGAGACCTATTCCACCCACGAGGAGCTGAAAAAGGCTGTTTCTGATTATGCAACGAAAGGATTTAAGGTGTATTACAATGAGCATGGCAGATGTAATTAAATCAATAGAGAGTGAAGCGCTTAGAGAAGCACAATCACGCGAAATAGGTGATAGAAATGACAAGCCGATAGAAACATCTGAATTGCATGATATGACTATTGATGTTAATGTTTCAGTTGATGCAGTTAATGAGTACGCAAAATCAATTTTAGGAAGATACCCTAAAGACAATATGGAGTTTTCAAGAGCTTTAGCAATGAAAATCTTAGAGGAAACAAAGGCATTAGCGAATAGCGTGAGAAAGGAATGAGGTTATGAAAATAACTGAAATGAATAATTGCATCGAAGAAATGCGCAAATGTTACAAGTTTGATGATGATAAAACGGAAATACGGATTGGAGATATGATAAGTGGAAGTAACAGATATGTAACTGTCGGTACAAGGGATGAAAACGGAACACAGATTGAAATGACAAGATATGCAGATGAATTAGTGGAGAAAGTATATGAAAAAATCAAGAAGTAAAATCATAATCAAAACTAGAAAAGGCGGTTATACAAAAATATACGCTAATGGTAAATGGCAGAAAAAAATTACAGACATTGATTTTCACGCAGACTGTAATAGAAAAGGTATACCATGCATAAATGTCAACTGCCAGTTTGAAAAGTATGTATGCGATAAGAACGGAGTGCCAATCGTATCTAACGGTAATATGGTAAAAGAACGCTGTATTGCTAAAATTTAATATATGAAAGGAAAAGCAGAATGAAAAAATTATTTGTAAGTGTGCCAATGAAAGGTAGAACAGAGGAAGAAATTAAAGCAAGTATTCAGAAAATGAAAAAGATTGCTGAAATATACGAGGGCGAAGAATTAGAGCTTATCGACAGCTACATTAAGGATAACCCACCGAAAGACAGCAAAGAGGCTGTATGGTACTTAGGCGAAAGCCTTAAGAAACTGGCACAGGCTGATGTATTTATAGGAATATGTGAAAACTATGATTGGAACAGCTGCTACATTGAAAGAAAAACAGCAGAAAGATATGGCATAAAAACATATGCATGCCCAGCAGAAGATGTAATTGATTGTTATTCTTTATTACTGGAGAAAAAAGGGATATATGCATGCACAACTAAAAGAAATGTTTATCCTAACATTTAAAGATGATTGCTGAAATAATAAATATTACCGCCATATAAGTGATTTATGGCGCTACCCTAAAACAGTTATAGGCAGAGGTCTATAAGCACCTTTGCTGAAAAGTGGAGGTGCTTTTCTTATGGCTAGTCAGAGCCTTATTTCCACAGTTAATAGTTACGAAAATTACATAAAGAGAAATGGAATAGACGAACAAGTAATTAATGCCTATGTAGACGCTTGCAGTGTAGCCATAAATGGCGAGAAAGATATTAAGTATGGACTACAACTCACTAAGAGGGCAAAAGGGCTTATAGAGTGCTTCTGCACGGCTAAAACAGGTGGTACAATTTGGGACTTAGAAAAATACGCATTTGACCACAAAACCACATATGAGCTGATAAACAAAAAATATGAGGTTTTGCTACTTGAAGCCCAAAACAAAATAGTTGACAGCTATTTTCAGTACATAGAGAAAAAGCGTGAGCCTAAAGACCGGTTTTATATGCCACGCAGGAAACAACTAATCAAAATTGGACTTGTGGATGCATTGCAAGGCATGATTGATGATAAATACGACATATTGTGTGTGAGCCTAGTGCCAGGAGCTGGAAAAAGTACGATTGAGAAATTTTTTCATTCGGCAGTTGCCGGTTGGTTTCCAAAAGACTACAGCCTGTTTTATTCACACAGTGGCGATATTACACGAATGTACTACGATGGAGTATACGACATTGTTACTAATGATGATGATTATGCATGGCACGATATTTTCCCCAATCTATCAGTTACAAGCACGAATGCCAAAATGGAGCAATTCAATATTGGCAAATACAAACCTTTTCCGTCAGTGCAATGTACTTCTGTTGGAAGTAAGAATGCCGGAAAAGTCCGTGCAAGTAAATTTTTGCTAGTTGATGATATGATAGGCGGAATTGAAGAAGCCTTAAATCCTGTAATACTTGATAAATTGTGGGATAAATACGCAGTAGACGCAAGACAGCGTAAGACACAAGACACGGACGGAAAGCCGTGTAAAGAGATACATATTGCCACTCGTTGGAGCGTACATGATGTTATCGGACGCATTCAAAATATGTATGTCGGAAATCCAAGAGTCAAAACAATATCGGTTCCCGATGTAGACCCGGTGACAGGAGAAAGCAATTTTGATTATGAGTATGGCGGTTTTACGAAAGAGTTTTTTGCAGACCAACAATTACTCATGGACGAAATCTCTTACCGATGTCTGTATAAACAGGAGCCTATCGAGCGTGAGGGACTATTGTTTCCTGACGATAAAATCCGCAGATACTTCAATCTGCCACATGGCAAGCCGGAAATTATTACAGCTCAATGCGATACAAAAGGAAAAGGCACAGACTATTTTGTTATGCCAATACTGCAAAAATATGGCGAGGACTATTACTGTGTTGATTGCGTGTGCGATAATACGGCAGATTATGAAATGCAGTATGAAAACGCGTCAAACACATTAGTCAATAATCAGGTGCAAGAGTGTGAGTTTGAACGTAATGCCGGTGGTGACAGAGTGGCTATGGAAGTCAATAAGCGAGTTGAAAATAAAGGGTGGATATGCAACATCACTGATGTACCTACAGAGACAAATAAGGAAGCACGTATTTTTCAGTGTTCTAACTGGATTTTACAACATATTATTTTCAAAGACCAATCACTTTATAAGCCCAATGAGCCTTATGGAGTAATGGTATCACTACTGAAGCGATATTCAGTAACAGGCAAAAAACAGCTTGATGATGTTCCTGATGTTTTTTCAAACTTTGCCTTAAGAATGACGCAAGGCAGTAGAATAGCAAAGGTTGAAGCAGTGCACAATCCGTTCAGAGGAGGACTTTATTAATGAATACAAAAACCTACTTAAATCAAATTAGCAGATTAGATAAAATGATACAAAATAAGCTGTCTGAAATATACCGGCTTAAGACAATAGCATGTAGTGTTACTGTTTCAACGGACAAAGAAGCAGTTGACGTTTCATCGGATAAAGATAAATTAGGCAGTACAGTAACTAAAATTGTGGACTTGGAAAAAGATACAGACAAACTTGTTGATGAATTTATGAGAAAAAGAAATCATATTATCAGCCAAATTGATAGTATGGAGAATACTGACTATTATCATGTACTCTCAATGAGATATGTCAATCAAAACACTTTTGAAGAAATCGCACAGGCTACAAATTGGAGCATAAGAAAAATATTTACAATCCACGGCAGAGCCTTGCAAGAGTTTGAAAGGCTTTACGGAAGAGAATATCTTGAAAATGTGCAGTAGTGTGCATAGTTTTACATATTATTGCATATATACACTTAAAAAATTGACAGTTATAATATAACCATGAAAAAATCGTAATTCGTTCATTGCAAAAAATCTCTTGTAGAAATAGCACTCACAGATTGTGGGTGCTATTTTTAGTAAAGCGAGGGTAACATGAATAATAAGAATATTGTACCAACAGGAAAACGAAGTGTAATGTGCCCTCGTTGCGGAAAGCTATTAACGTGGGTGAATAAAAACGATAAAAAGCACCACAAGGTAATGTGTACGCACTGCCGTAAATGGATATGGTTTTGGACTGGCACACAAGAATTTCAGATAAAAGAGGTTCCACAGAGAACTTCTGCAAGTGGCATGAGGTTTTATTGATGTATAGGTACGCACATAAAAACGTAAGACCTTTTTCGGCGGTCTGTCAGAATAATTACGGCAGACAAGTTATTTTTACACGTCAAAGGCAAATCACAAAAAACAACATAATCGAAGAATTGAATAAAGCACTTGTGATTCACGAACAAAACGCTATTGAGATTGAGTACCTTGACAGATACTATCGTGGTGACCAACCGATTCTATATCGTCAAAAGGTAAACAGACCAGAGGTAAACAATAAGATACCAGTTAACCTTGCGTATGAGCTTGTTGAGAGAAAAACAGCGGATATATGCGCTGAACCTATACAATATGTGTTACGTGGCACAGATGATAAGAAATCAGAGGAAATTACAAATCTTAATGTGACAATGGATTCTGAAAGCAAGCAAGAGGTTGACATAGATATTTGCCGTTGGAGAAGTATTTGCGGTACTGCTTATCGCTTTATCGGAAATGACGAGAGCAAGGGAGAGCTACTTGACGAGAGTGATTTTTACTTATCATCAGAAAACCCTATGTACACCTTTGTTGTGTATTATTCGAACAACAGACCAGCTTTTTCCTGCCAGATAGGGAAAGATGAAAATGGAGCTGATGTTTATTTTTGCTTTACCAACAGTGAGTGGTTTGATATTAGAAACGGAAAGATAGTCGATAGGGGAGTAAATGGCAACAGAGCAATCCCAGTTATTGAATATCCAAACAACGCTAGGCGATTGTCAGATATAGAAATCACAATACCTATTACGGACGCAATAAACACTTTGCAGTCCGACAGAGTAAATGGCATAGAACAGTTCGTATCGGCATGGGTTAAGTTTGTCAACTGTGAGATTGACTTAGAGCAATTCAGAAAAATGCGCCAAGAGGGAGCGTTAGTTGTTAAGTCCAACAACGGCACTGACAATAAAGCTGATGTTGATATTATGTCAAGCGAGCTTAATCAGACCGAGGGGCAAGTAGTTTTCAATGATTTGTTTGAAAAATTCTTAAGCATACAAGGACTTGCAAATCGCCAAGGCAACACTGGTGGTGATACCCAAGGAGCTGTAGAACTTAGAAACGGACATTATGACGCAGAACTTAGAACCGCCATTAATGAGCCTATTCTTAAGAAGTCGGAGAGAATGTCACTTAAGATTATTCTTAATAGGCTTAGAATAAATAAAGGCTACACTCTTATGCCTAGCGATATTGAAATACATATCAATCACAATAAGCTTGACAATATGCTTGTTAAGGCAGAAGTACTTGAAATACTGCTTAGAATTGGCGTCCACTACAAGAGAGCAATTAAGACCGTTGATATGTTTAGCGACCCAGAACAAGTTGCACTTGAGAGTAAGGCTAGAATGGAGAGTCTATATCCAGATAAAGTCGAAGATAGCAATGACGATAATAATAACATCACGACAGCTAGTGAATAACTGGCTGTCTTTTTTGATTTGAGGTAATAAAAGATGGCAGATGAAATCCACGCGCTGAATAATGATGAAATCAAAGACATTGACTACGAAACATATTTTGGCGAAATGGATTTATCTGACGAGGAAAAGGAAAATAGAAAAAAGCTTGCTGAAAAGTTTGAAAAAATCTTTGTTATGCTATTTGCCTTGTTATCCGGCAAGGAAGAAACAGAGATAACAGCTATCACCAAAGAATTTATTATCAGATATGAGAGCGTTGCCACACAGTATTGTAAGGCAAAGAAAACACCCTCATATATTACGGATTATGCCCGGTACATTGTGAATGAGGTGGTTGACGCCACCACACAAAATACTGAAGTAGAGTATTTTACATCACAGAAGCGAGCAAAAAATGTAGCTGCGAATGAAGCCAATGCAGTCGGCAATTACAGATTGCAAACTGAAATGGTGAAACAAGGTTACAAAACAAAAGAGTGGCGCTCAAAAGAAGATTCGCATGTCAGACCTACACATGCAGAAGTTGACAGAAAGAGAATTGGTATTTTTGAGCCGTTTGAGGTTGGAAATTCGCTGATGATGTTTCCAAAAGACCATTCACTTGGCGCAGAGGTAAAAGAGATTTCTAACTGCCGGTGCAGCGTTAAATATTACAAATAATGAGCAACTTGTAAGGAAACTTATAGGTTGCTTTTTATTATACAAAAATTTGCAGTTGTGCGTTAAACAACAGAAAAACTCGGCTGGTGCGACCAGCGATAACAAAAGCGTGAGTTACGGAGGTAATTGAAATGACAAGAAATGATGTTTTGAAGCTTTTCCCGGATGCAACGGATGAGCAGATAACAAATCTGCTTAACAAGAGCGGTGAGGAAATGGCAAGAGAGAAAGAGAAAGTCAATCAGTACAAGGCTAAAGCCGACAAGGCTGACGAGCTACAGACACAGCTTGATGAACTACAGGCTGGCAACATGACCGAGCTGGAAAAGGCAAATAAAGCCTTAGAGACAGCTAATCAGCAGATAGCCAAGCTGCAGAAAGATAATGCTGTCAGAGATTTGCGTGAGAAAGCTATGACTGATTTCAAAATCACAGCAGAACAGGCAAAAACAGTAGTAAAAGAGGATGGTTCTTTTGACACGACATCACTTGGCAAAATTATTTCCGACATGAAAGCCAATGCGATAGCGGAGTATGAGAAAAACGCACTCAAAGATACTCCTAATCCAAGCAATGGCGGTAAAAATGATGAACCCGACTCAAAGCCGGCAGATGTAGCCAATGCAGAGCAAATCTCATTCGGTACAGTTGCAAGTGCTGAAAGTCAAAACAGCTATGTAATTTAAAACAGGAGGTAGAACGATGGGAAAGCCAATCGTAAGAGACTTTACACAGGGTAAAGGAATTTTAAAATTTTTCCCTTATGAGGGTGCAGCATGCCTTGTGCCACAGACCATGGTAACAAGCGCAGATGGAAACGGAATGAAGATTGTACCAGCCGGTACACCATTCCCAAGCAATGACGTAGAGTGCAAGGGCTATCTGTTACACGATGTAGATGTAACAATGGGTGACGCACCTGGAACATATGTATATCAGGGAACTATTGATTGGGAGAAAGTTAAGTCACTTTCAATCGCAGATGAAGCTAGAACTGCAACACCTAGAGTTACTTTCTATGGTGCACCAAAGATTGTAGCAAGTGAGGTTTAAAAGGAGGTAGAAGAACATGGCATTACCATTAGCAGAAGCATTTACAGCGAGAAGTCTCGGTGTAATGTGGAACAATTATCAGAAAACATTAGGAACTGCCCCTTATCTTGGCAGACAAAAATTCGGAACACGTAAACAGGACTCACTCGACCTTAGATTTATCAAGGGTAAGAACGGACTGCCGGTATCGCTCAAAGCTTCAAACTTTGACGCACAGGCAGAGTTAAGAGACGTTGGAGGCTTCTCTGACATTCAGAACTCAATGCCATTTTATCGTGAGTCTTATATGGTAACGGAGAAAGAGGAACAGGAGTATGACAATTACAGAACTTCTGAAAACTCTAGCCTTGCCAATAACGTATTACGTGAAATCTCAAAGAAACCAATGAACCTTATCGAGGGCGCATTAGTTGTGCCGGAGAGACAGATTTGGCAGTTACTTGCGCCGGCAGATGGAGTCCCAAGAATAAAGGTAACTATTGACAAAAAACCATATTACATTGATTACCTTGCAGATAACGAGAAGTCGGAGCATACAGCAAAGCATTACAAGACTTTTACAGGCACAAGCGCATGGGACAAGTCGGCTACAGCCACACCACTTGACGACCTTATTAGGTCCAAGAGAGAGTTTTCAAAGGCAACAGGATATTCTCTCACTCGTTTCACCATGAATACAGAGACTTGGGAAATGGTGCTTAACGCAGAAGATACAAAGAAACAGGTGCTTGGTATCACTGCTTACAACGGCGGTATCAGATTACAGCAAGGACAGGTTACTGAATACCTTAGAGGATATGGTATCGAGATTGAAGTATACGATAAGCTCTATGTTGACGAGACAGGACAGACACAGTACTTTGTGCCAACAGGTATTGTATCTGCGCAGTCTGCCGGAGTATTCCTTGGCGATTACACATTTGGTAAGACACCTGAGGAAAGAAGCGGAAGTATCACAGACGGAAACCTCTCACTTGTTGAGACCGGTGTATCTGTATACACATATGCTACAAATCATCCTATCAATACTCACTGTATCGTATCTATGATTGGATTACCTACATTCGAGGGTATGGATAGCGTTATGGTTCTTAAAGTTAAGGAGGATTAAGGCTTATGATAGCAACGCACTCTATAAAGCATGATGGAGTGTGGTATAAAGTCGGAGATGAGGTACCGGAAAGCAATAGCAATTCGGTACCATCTGATTTTATGAACCCACCTGAAACACCATACACAAAGACAGAAATTAACAGAATGCCAACAGCCGACCTAAAAAAGCTTGCGAGCGAAAATGGCATTGAAAATGCCACAGAAATAAATGGCGGCGACTTGAAGAAAATGTTAATTGAAAAATTTGGATTATAAGGAGCTTGGCATGGAATACACCACATTAGAGCGAGTAAAAATAAGACTCAGACAATTTCATATTGATACAGTCACAAACGACGATTATACAACATCTGATGTGGTTGTATTCGATAAAAAGGAAGATAACCCACTTATTGAACAGCTCATTAAGCAAGCTACGGAAGATGTAAAAGCGAAAAGGTGTTATCCGGACACTTTCACTGATGATGATATAACTGCCGACTTAAAGCAGTTTGAGAATGTCATTATTAATCTTGCAGTCTACGACCATTCACAAGCCGGTGAGAATTACATGAGCGCATTGAGTGAGGGTGGAGTGAGTCGTACATGGAAAAGCAGAGACGAGCTGTTTATTGGGGTGTTTCCTTTTGTCAAAGTGCTATAAGCAAAAGAAGATTGTGCGTTACCATTTTACTGATGTCGGTAAAGTGGTAGCAGGCGGTACACATTAAGTGGTGGTGGGCGGTGTGCCATATTTTTATTTTGGAGGAAAAGACAATGTATTTTCAAAAAGCATATGAAGCACTCAAACAGGGCGCTATGATTAAATGCCCAGAATGGGCGGGATATTGGAAATGGGAAGATAATTCCATTAAGATGCACTGTAAGGATGGAAAAATCCTTGATATTCGCGAGACAGAGAATGTTGATTATACTCTCAACTTTATTCTTCGTGATGATTGGGAGATTGTAGGCGAAGCTGATGTAAAGGATTTGGATATCCAGACATTTACATTCGGTGAAGCAATCCGCAGAATGAAAGCCGGACAGAAGGTTGCCCGCAAGGGTTGGAATGGCAAGAAACAGTACATTCAGCTTGCAACAGGTATTTCCTATGTATCAGCAGATGGTGAACTTGTGAATTGTGAGCATGATGCCATTGGTAATAATGCAATCGCTTTTGTTGGGACATCCGGGGTTCAAATGGGATGGCTTGCATCACAGGCAGATATGCTTGCAGAGGACTGGATTGTAGCAGAATAAATTTTTGCGCCAATAAAGGAGATTCAAATGAAAAGTATTTTGATTCAAACTTATCTTGCAGCACTTCCAATAGTGCTTGGGTATATAGTTTGGCTTCTTAAGCAACAAAAGAAAAGCAGGGATGCGAACAGTAAGGGAACAATGCTTCTTTTACGTGTCCAGCTGATTGAATACCATGCAAAATACACCAAGCTTGGTGAAATCCCCTCATATGCATATCAGAACTTTTGCGAGATGTATGACGCATACCACGCACTTGGTGGTAATGGCATGGTAACAAAAATGAAAAATGAGATTGAGGAAATCCATTTAGGTAAAGGAGGGAAAAACTGATGGACTTTACACAAGTACCTACAGTAGTTGCCATTATGGTAATTACTTATTTAATCGGATATGCTTCAAAGCAGATACCACAGGTTAAAGATAATGTTATTCCTATTATCGTAGGTGTAGCCGGTGGAGTGCTCGGCATTGTTGGGATGTTTGTAATTCCCGGTTATCCGGCAGACAACATTCTTGATGCAATAGCAGTAGGAATTGTGTCCGGATTGTCAAGCACAGGTGTTAATCAGATTTATAAACAGGTAAAGAAAAATGCTTGACATCAATAAGCAAGCCATGAAATATGCGCTTCAAGGTCAAACTGTCACAGTCTACGAAAAAGACGAGGACGGAAATCCAAAGTTTTACGAAACAGAGGACGGAGAGAAGATATATTACACCCACGAAGAAACAGGCTTTTCGGAGCCGGTTGATTTTAAGGCAAACATATCGTTTGACGGAGGAGAAGCACAGAACAAAGAATATGGCTTTAATACGGCTGATTTTGACGCTGCTTTGCTGACAGACAGAGGAGAATACCCTTTTAAAAAAGGTGACGTTGTTTGGCTTGATAGTGAGCCGACAAAGGGCGAAAACGGATTAGTTGATTCAACTTCTGCAGACTTTACGATAGTCGGAGTGAAACCCTCTCTCTATTCAGTTAAATACATGCTCAAAGCAGTTGTGAAAGAAGTGTAATTATGAAGATTGACGTTTCTCTGACAGAAAAATCTATACAAGATGCGATAGACAAGCTTGAAAAATACAAAGACCGCTTACAGGACAAGTGCATAGCGTTTGTTGGAGAGCTTGCTAGTAATGGCATTGCTGTAGCACGAGCAAATGCAGGCAATTTCGGACACTACATTACATTTAGCTACGAAATTAAAGATACAACAGACGGCTGTACGGCTATTGTGCTTGCCACTGAAACAGGGCAGATACAAAGCACATGGCAGACAGCAGACGGACTCAAAACAGTTGATGTATCGCCTTTGCTTATGGCTGAATACGGCTCAGGCTGGAAAGCTAAACCACATTTCAATGACACAAGAGGCGGTCAAGGAACTTTTCCAGGTCAGACACACGCATTTGACAGCGAGGGTTGGTATTGGAGAGACGAAAGTGGAGAATTACACCATTCATACGGCATTACACCTACAATGCCGATGTATCACGCATTTGTAGAAATGGAAAATGACATTATGAGAACGGCACGGAAAAATTTTAGTTGAGGTGAGATAAAGTGGCGAGTCAAAATCAATGGGCTTATGACCTTGAAGACCTTACATATGCGATTATGAAAACCCGATGTGAGAAAAAATTGAAAACTAAATACCCAAAACTAAAATTCACACAAGAGGAACAGTCGGACAGTGCAACGGCTAGTTTCCCGACAGTGCTAGTTCAAGCACTCGAACCTATTGAACAGAATGAGGACTTAGAGTGCGAAAGAGTAAATACAGTGTTATTTACGGCACAAGTAACTGTTACAACGAATAAAAGCCGTTCAGAAGCTTTGAATGTGGCACAGGCAGTGGCTAATGAATACAAAGCCATGTCATTCAAGTTAGTTCCAGCCCCATTCGCTAGAAAAAACGGCAAATTATGGACAGCAACATTACGTGCTAGGCGGTCATTCGACTGGAATGATAGATTATAAGAGCCTTTTGGCTCTTATTTTTTTATGAAAAATTAGGAGGTAATAAAAATGGCAACAGGTTTAAAAACTAGAATTGCTTACAAGGAACCAAGTTCATCCGTCACAAGTGGCGATTATTGGGCTGGAACTTACAAGCTCTTACTTAGAGCAAAAACAATTCCCTCACCATTCGGTTCACAGAACATGGTAGACACTTCAACTCTTGAAGACTTAGTAGAGACACAGGAAATGGGCAGACGTTCAGCCGGTTCCATGGAAGTTGAGGGAGCTTTTGAGAAAAAGTACAAAGACGAGATGGTAGCTAACGAGGGTAAAAAGCTCGATTTCATCATTCTTTATGGTACAGACGGAAAAGGTTCAGAGGGTATCTGCGCTTTTATTGGTCAGGAGTCATTCGCCCCGGGCGAGGCTTCTGACGACCACTTGACAGGAACTGCGACCGTATCGGTTCAGACAGTACCTAAGTGGATTGAGGATAACTACGATGTTGCAGTAACAGAGGATGACCAAGGCTATCCAACAGCAATCACACTCACAAAAAAAGGGTGAGCCAGTCCTTAAAGTCAAGAAAAGCCGTTATGACTGGCTATGATGATAGCACGGCTGACAGCGAACTTGGAGAAACAATATAGTAAGGTAATCGAGGCAGTGTTAAAACTGCCTCTTTCCCTATATAAATTAGGGAGAAAGGGAAAGATAAAATGAAAATTAAATTAAGTGGAAAAGAGTATACAGTTAAATTCGGATACGCACCGGTATACCAAAATAGAATTATCCCAAGAGTTGTAGGAATGGGACAACAGGGAGATGAGCTTGAAGCGATTGACAACATGCTCGGCTTTTTACCGGAATTTTTACTTGTAGGCTTGCAGAAATTTCATGCCGACGAATTTGGCTTTGATTTTGACGATAAAGAAGCGAAAGAGAAGCAATTGGTAAAGATGTATGATTTACTTGACGATTACCTTGACCCTGAGAATGAAGAGGGCAAAGATATAATGTCGCTCTACGATGATTTGACGGCAGAGCTGGAGAAGAACAGTTTTTTATCGAAGCTGTTGGCGAAAGAGGAACAGACAGCCAAGAAGAAACCAATCAAGAAGTAAAAGAGCTTACATGGGAAGTTTACTGCGAGGAAATCCGCCCATATTGGCTTTTAGCAACTAAAGGGTATGGATTCAGCGTTGAGGACATAGATATGTCTTGCCCGGCTGATTTAGAGCCTTATTCAAAGGCTTATATGCTTGCACAAAAAGAAGCCGACTCCAACATGTGGGCTTGGTGGGGCACATACGGATTAAGTGCAACTCTTACAGCTATCGACAGAGCCTTAAATGGCAATAAGGCAAGGGCAAAATACATTGAAAAATCGTTAAATGAGCAATACTCAGAAGACAACGAGCCTAAATACAAGGAGTCTAATGAGGAAATTGCCGTTTATGAGATGAAGCAACGAATTAACGCATTAAGACAGTCGGGATTACCTGAAAGTCCTGATTAATGAGGTGAAAATATGGCATATAAAGGAATTGACGTATCGTCATATCAAGGGAATATTGATTGGAGTAAGGTTAAGTGGGCTGGAGTGCAATTTGCAATCCTAAAAATAATCCGCAAAGACCTTAACCCGGATAAAACCTTTGAGCAAAATTGGAAAGGCTGTACTGATGTAGGAATGCCGATACAAGGCGTTTATAACTATTCATACGCTACAACAATAGATAAGGCAAAGACAGATGCACAGAAAGTGATAGAGGTCCTTAACAAAAGAAAAACCTTTGTTTGGCTAGATGTTGAAGATAAATGTCAGCAAGGACTCGGACAGACACTTATTGATATTATCAACACATATCAGAGTGTTATCAAAAGTGCCGGGCTTAACTTTGGTGTATACACAGGACTTAGCTTTTACAATCAGTATATTGCGCCATACGCAAATCAGATTAACTGTCCATTTTGGATTGCACGCTATCCATCAACTAAAGGAATGTCTATCGGTGATGAGCCTAACAATGCAAAGAAGCCTGTTATTCAACATTCTCTGTATGGCTGGCAATATTCGAGCGCATTTACCTGTAGCGGTCTGAATAACAGCACTGACGCTAACTTACTCTATATTGAGCTTGATAAGGGTGACGGAATAGAGAATAATCCGGCACCAATAGCAACTCCGACACCAACGGCAACTCCGGTAAAAAATAACGCTTGGAAAGGCAACGAGGAATATTACCTCAATAATGAAGATGTAAGAAAATGGCAGCACGCCATGAACATCGGATTTGACACAGACGAACTTAAGGAAGATGGCAAGTTTGGAGCTAATTCACAGAGATTTGCTAAAAGTCACAATCTGTGGAGTGGACAGAAACACAACTGCCCAACTGCAATCAAGTGGCTAAGGAAAACACTGCATGACAAGTATCATTTTTACAAACTTGATACTGATTACGGCAAGTGGACGGATTATCTCACTAAATGTGTCATGGTATTTCAAAAGAATAGAGGTCTTAAGCAAGATGGCTATGTTGGATTGATTACAACATACTATCTGCTCAAAGACTAAATATATGAGAGCTACTTTAGGGTAGCTCTTTTTTATTACAGGGAGGTGAGAAGATGGCAGAGAGCATTGAGCTTCAAATCAAGTCGGACGCGCAACAAGCGATTAAAGCCATAGGTAATTTACAAAGCAAGTTGCAAGGGCTTGGAGATACTCTCAATTCCCTCAATGGTGCAAGCATAAGCAATTTTGCGAGCGGAATGTCACATCTTGCGACATCACTTAGAAGCGTGAGCAGTATTGACACTCGTACTTTTAGCAAGATTGCAACCAACATGGAAAAGCTTGGCAACCTTGATACTGCAAGACTTGTCAGCTCGGCAAGTGCTTTGAAGAGCATGGCAACAGAATTGTCAGGCTTTGCTAACATCTCAAAGCGATCAGCAGAGATTACACAGCTAACAGCTTCAATCTCAAAGCTCGGTTCAAAATCAGCCGGTTATGCTGCAGAAAACATCAAAAACCTTGGCAGTGCCTTGAAAGAGGTAATGACAACATTATCTAACGCACCGAGAGTCAGCAACAACATTATTCAAATGACTAATGCACTTGCTAATCTGTCACAACAAGGCTCAAAGGTCGGTTCGGCTAGTAGGTCGCTTGTAACGGGATTTTCAAACACCACTAAGTCAATTAAGCGTACAAGAAGTGGATTTAGTGGCTTGGCTTCAACTATCGGTAAGTTTTACGCAACTTATTGGCTGGTTATGAGGGCTGTCGGAAAGCTAGGCAGTACAGTTGATTTAGCGAGCCAATTAACCGAGGTTCAAAACGTAGTAGATACCACGTTTGGCGATATGGCAAGCAAGGTTGATGATTTTACAAAAACATCAATTCAAGACTTCGGAATGTCAGAGCTGACGGTTAAGCAAATATCGAGCCGTTTCCAAGCATTAGGCACTTCTGTAGGCATTACATCACAGCAAGTGGCAAATGGTACGGCATTGACAAATAAAGCTCTTATGAGCCAAAATAACACGCTATACAAGACCACAGACAGTATGGCTGATATGTCACTTAATCTTACAAAATTAGCTGGTGATATGGCTTCGTTCTACGATGTAGACCAAGCCGATGTTGCAAAAAGCTTACAATCCATTTTTACAGGCACAATCGCACCATTAAGGAGATACGGACTTGATTTAACACAAGCCACACTTTCAGAGTGGGCTATGAAAAACGGACTTGACGCAAATATCAAGTCAATGACGCAAGCTGAAAAGGTACTCTTAAGGTACAACTATGTCATGGCTAATACTCAAGCTGCACAAGGAGACTTCGCCAAGACAGCTAATACCTGGGCTAACAGTGTAAGAGTCCTTAAGCAAGAGTTCCAAGCATGGGGCAGTATCATAGGTAGCGTGATAATAAATGCCTTAAAGCCGTTTGTTCAAGCCTTGAACAAGGTAATGCTTAAGGTTATCAGTTTCACAAGAACTGTAGCTGACGCACTTGGTGCAATCTTCGGCTGGACGATTGAAATAAGTGGTCGTGGAAGTACTGTTGACGGCATGGAGGACATAGCTGGTGGAGTGGGCGATATTGGCGATAGTGCCGATGAGTCGAATAAGAAAGCCCAAAAGCTAAAAAAGACACTGCTTAGCATAGACGAGATACATGCACTTGATGATAACAGTGGCGGTGGTAGCGGTTCGGGCAGTGGCGGTTCCGGTGGTGGTGGAGCTGGCGGTGGCGCTGATAGCTCGCTGAAAAAAACTGATGGATTGCTTGAAAAATACAAATCATCAATCAAAGATTTATATTCGCTCGGAAAATACATCGGTGATGCTCTTGCGAGTGCTATGGAGAGCATTGATTGGCAGAAAATTTATCGAAAGGCTGACAATTTCGGAAAAGGGCTTGCAGACTTCCTTAATGGTTTAATCAGCCCAAGGCTCTTTTATGATTTGGGCGCAACAATAGCTGGTTCACTGAACACAGCTTTGCATTTCCTCAATTCATTCGGTACAACATTCGACTGGACTAATTTTGGCTTGTCGATTGCTAACGGCATTAATGGATTTTTTGAGAATTTTGATTTTGCGTTACTAGCAAAAACTATTAACGCATGGGTGCAAGGAATATACACCATGCTAACCACGGCAATTAAAAATGTGTCGTGGAAAGACGTACTCAAAGGAATTACGGATTTTTTAAGCAATTTAGACATCAAAACCGTTGAGATAATAGTTGGCACATTGCTAATAAAAAAGATAATTTCGTTAAAATTAGGCTCAGTGGCACTCGCTTTTATTGGAAAATCATTATCAAAAGCGATAGCACAGGCAATAGCTTCAAAAATTGGATTTGAGCTTGTAGAAGGAGCTGGCATTGGAACGGCAATAATGCAAGCATTTAAAACGATTTTCGCCTCATTGTCAACAAACCTCGGACTACTTATAGAAGGACTATTCAGTGGTTTAAGTTTGGGTGATGCAATAACGGCCGCATTCGGAACAGGGGCAGTAGACCTATTAGCAACAATAGGTTCTGCTTTTTCAGCAATAGCCGGAACGATTTTATCTATTGTAAATTTCGTCAAAATGCTAAAAGACGGATTTAGTTGGATAAATGAAATTCTAATGGTGATAGGCGTTGCATTAGCTACAGTCGGAGCAATATTAGCTGGCGTGGCAGCATTGCCGGCAGTAATTGTTGGAGCAATAGTGGCAGCAGTCGCAACGATTGTTGTTGTGGTAAAAGATAATTGGAACGCAATTTGTGAACTATTTTCAACAGTTGGCGATTGGTTCAATGTAAATGTCATTAAGCCTGTGGTTTCGTTTTTTAAAGATATGTGGAAAACCATAAGTGGCTTTTTCGGCTCCTTATGGAAAGACATAGTAACTGTGTGGCAAGGAGCTTCGAAATGGTTCAGTTCCACAGTAATTGAACCGATAGTTGGCTTTTTTAAAGGCTTTGCTACACGAGCACAACAGATTTTTCAAGGTATTTGGATAATAATTCAAGCAATTTGGATAGCAGCTTCGGGGTGGTTCAATAATAATGTAATCACTCCAATTTCAAATCTGTTTAATTTTTTAAAAACGTTTATACAGACAACGATACAGACAGCAAAAGATTTTGTATTTTCAACATGGCAAGGGGTGGCAAGTTGGTTTAGCGGTACAGTAATACAACCGATTTCAAACTTTTTTAATATGTTGAAAGCTGGTATAACATCGGCACTTAGCACAGCAAAGAACTTTGTTATATCTACTTGGCAAAGCGTGGCGGGTTGGTTTAATGGCAATGTTATTTCGCCTATCACAAACTGCTTTAATATTATGAAAAACGGAATTACAAACGCGTTTAATTATGTGTGGAGTTCAATAAGAGGCGGCGTCACAGGGGCTATGAACTACGTTATTTCAAAAATAGAGAATGGGGTTAATTTTGTTGTCAGTGGAATTAACTCTTTGTTAAGAGGATTTAACAAAGTTGTTTCTATGGCTGCTAAGGTGGCTGGTGCAAATTGGAACGGAGTATCGTTAGTTCCGAAAGTACATATTCCAAGGCTTGCTAGTGGCGGAATTTTTCCAAGGGGAGAGGACGGCATGGCTTTTATTAATCACAATGAGTTAGTCGGCAAATTCTCAAATGGTAGAAACGTAGTCGCAAACAATCAACAGATTACAGACGGAATTAGAGATGCTGTATTAGAGGGAATGACCCAAGCACTGATGAACTCTAACACCGGTGGAAACTCTGCGCCACCTATCATTGAAAACGTGTTTAAGTGCGACAGCGAAACACTCTATCGCATGACGCAGGTAGGCAAGGCAAAGCACGGACAACGATATATCGTAGCAAATGAATTTGGTTAAGACACTCGCCCTTGCGTGGGTGTCTTTTTACGAGGTAACAAAATGGCAATGATGTTAGTAGACGGAGTGGAATTGCCTGCTCCGTCAAGCTTTGAATGGGGCTTGATTGATGTGTCTGCAAGCGACAGCGGACGTACACAAGACGGTAAAATGCACAAAAACAGAATAGCACAGAAACGACAAATTAAATTGTCGTGGAATGGTACAAACAAGGCTAGAACAGCAAAGATACTTCAAATGGTAAACCCCGAATATATCAGAGTAACATATCCTGACGCTATGAGCGGCACCGATGAAACACGTACATTCTATGTGGGTGACAGAGGCGCACCTATCAAGATATGGACTGTCAACAATAAGAGGTACGAGACATTGAGCTTTAACCTCATAGAAGAATAAGGCGGTGATTAAATGCTAAACGTATCGGCTAAATGGCAAAGGGCAGTAATGCTCGACAATGATATAAATGTAAATTGTTTTGCGGACATAGTTACGGCAAGCGGTGAAAAAATCCCTATTGATGATAGTGAGCTGTGGGCGAATGGCTTCGAGGTCAATGACTCAACATCGAGCAATGGCACTTTTACAATCGGGGCTTTAATTGCCGGAAAACTGAAAATTAGGCTGAATAACATTTATGAAGATTTCAGTAAGTACGATTTTGACAAGGCAAGCGTAACGGCATATGTTTCAAAAAGCTTTTCTGACGGAACAACCGAAAAACTAAAAATCGGTGAGTATAGAGTCAGCGAGACAAGCTATGACGGCTCACTCATAACGCTTACTTGCCTTGACAATATTAATAATTTTAATCGCGAGTATGACAGCAATTTAAGCTACCCTACGACAGCATATGAGGTAGTCAGAGATGCTTGTATCAAGTGTGATGTGCCTTTTACCATGGCAAGATTTGATAACTCTGATTACGTGATTAACGAGATACCAAGTGATAATCAAAAGCTCACATATGGACAGGTAATAGCTTACATCCTGCAGTTGAGCGGTTTATGGGGCAAGTGCGGTCACGATGGCGAATTGCTTATCGGTTGGTATGATATGAGCCAGTTTGAGAGTCAAAATTACAACGGTGGAACTTTTAGCACAAAAACTACACCATACTCTGACGGAGATAATGTTGATGGCGGAACATTTAAGTATTCTGACGGAGATAACGCTGATGGTGGAACATTTACAGAAGCGAGAAATTACCACAATATCTACACGCAAAAAGACTTGAACGTTGCAACTGATGATGTTGTGATTACAGGCGTTAAAGTTATTGTGACATCAAAAGAGGATAAGACAAAAGATGTTAATGCGCTTGCCGGAAAAGAGGGGTATGTAGTCTCAATCCCTGATAATCCGTTTATTTTGGCAGACAAGGCACAGACAGTTGCAAATTATATCTTCAAAAAAATCGGCGGCATGAGGTTCAGACCTCTTGACGCTACACTCTTGTCAAATCCACTGATTGAGAGTGGAGATGTGGCACTTGTGACAGACCGCAAGCAGAATACCTATAGTTGTTTTATCTCCAACCGGACATTTACAGTTGGAAGTGGTACAAAAATCTCATGTGACGCTGAAAATACCTCAAGAAATAGCGCTGATAAATTCAGTAATGAGACAAAGGCTATAGTACAAGCTAGGAAAGTAGCGCAAACACAGTTAAGTGCATATGACAAGCAAATGCAATTGCTGACACAGCTAATGTCTCAGTCACTCGGACTTTTTAAGACCGAACAGACGCAAGAGGACGGCTCGATTATTTACATTATGCACAATAAAGCCGACCTTAATTCAAGCAATATACAGTGGAAAATGACGGCTAATGGCATGGCCGTATCAAATGACTATGGTAAAACATGGAAAGCCGGAATTGATAAAGACGGAAACGCTATCTTCAATATTATGTCGGCTATCGGCATTAATTTTGATTGGGCGCATGGTGGTACGCTCACTTTAGGCGGAGAAAACAACGTAAACGGCAAGCAGTATGTCAAAGACGCAAACGGAAAGACACTTGTAACGCTGGACAACAAAGGTATTGCACTTGATAGCAGCGTGAAAATTGCTTGGGATAATGTGGCTGACACTATTGCTAAAGTCACTCAGATAACCAAAGACACAGTGACTACAAGCTATGTAAATGCACTTGATGTCAAGGCTGGTTCAGTTGACGCTGAGGACATCACAGGAACAACAATTACCGGCAAGAATATTGTTGGCGGAACAATTGATATTGGAAATGGAGTGTTTGTAGTTGACAACGATGGAAAAGTAACCGCTTTAAATTTTAATATGTCCGGTGGAAGTATTACACTGAACGGAAATTTAAGTAATTCAACAATTGATTTAACAGCTACTGACAATTCAGGAAACAATTATGAGCTTTGGATGAATGGCGCAGTCTTGCGAATTGTCAAAAATGATGAGAACTTAATTACACTCTACGGACCAACAGGTGCTATAGGCGCGCAGATGATGTCTGCTCAGGAGATACAATCTGATAAATTTAGAGAGCCTGATAGAGGAACTGCAATGTGTGGCAATGCAACAGGACATACATACCATTGTGACTGGGATAATACTGCTTTGTGGTTCCAAGTTGATGATGCTTGGATATGGAGTTCGTCAGATAAACGCTTAAAAAAGAATATTAAAGCAATTAATCAAGATTACATTGATGCAGTAGGCTCGGTCGATTTATTTCAATACAATCTTAATAGACAAGGATATTCAGACAAACCATTATATTTTGGAGCAATGGCGCAGGATATAATCGAGAACCTTAAAGATAAAGGACATGCCGATGAAAACCTTAATATGATTTTCAAGAATAAAGTCACATCGGATGATGATACACTGTACTATGGCATGAACTATGAGCAATTCATAATTCTAAGACTTGCTGGAGACGAGCAGAAGATTGATAAAATGCAAAAACGCATAGATGAATTGGAAGATAAGTTTTCAAGATTGTGTCAGAAATTAGGCATTGACGAAAGTGAGGTATAGCTTATGGCAATTCAAATGAGACGAGGGGCATACGCGGAGTTTGACCCCTTAAAAATGAAAGCTGGAGAATGGGCGGTATCGACCGACTCCGACACGAAAAAACAGCAGATATGGATGTGTTTCGCACCCGGAATAGTTAAGCGAATGGGAACCGTTGAGGATTTTGACACTGAAATTCAAAGACTTATTCAGAGTTATCTTGACGGCATAGCAGAATCGGTAGAAAAGGCTCAAGAATCAGCAGAACTTGCCACAAGCAAAGCTCAAGAATCAGCTACCTCTGCAAGTAACGCTAAGGCAAGTGAAACAAAAGCCAAGGCTTCTGAAACTAATGCGTCAAGCTCGGCTGCAAAAGCAAAGGCTAGCGAAACCAATGCCAAGACCAGCGAGGCGAAGGCTAAGACAAGTGAGAGCGGCGCGTCAACTTCTGCAAGTAACGCTAAGGCAAGTGAAACAAATTCTAAGACTAGTGAAACTAATGCTAAGAAATCAGAGACCAATGCGTCTACAAGCGCAACTAACGCAAAGAACAGTGAAACTAATGCCAAGGCTTCTGCTACCAGCGCGTCAACCTCTGCAAGTAACGCTAAGGCAAGTGAAACAAAAGCCAAGGCTTCTGAAACCAATGCTAAGACAAGTGAGACTAACTCTGCAAAGAGCGAGTCGGAAGCGCAAAAGTACGCAGAACAAGTTAAAGAAATATCTGAGAGCTTCAGCGGAGCATTAAGACCTCTTGGAACAATCAACTTTGCCGACTTACCGAGCACAGCGGATGCTAATTCTGGTGATATGTACAATATAACTGACCAATTTACTACGACCACTGATTTTAAAGAGGGGGCTGGTAATATAATCCCTGCTGGCAGTAATGTATATCTGACAATCGACAGATATTGGGATGTGCTTGCCGGCACGCCGGTAACAGGAGTAAAAGGCGCAAAAGAAGTATATTATCGCAGAGGAAATGTAAACATAACTCCTGCCAATATCGGAGCGGTTGCAGAAGGTGGAAATATAAGCGATACAACAGTTACTTTTGCCGATACAACAACTAGAACAAACCTTGTTTCTGGCGAAAAAGTGTCAGTCGGCTTCGGAAAAATTAAGAAGTGGTTCGCTGATTTGAAAAGCTTTGCCTTTAAAAATTTGGTGAATAACCTCACGACTTCTACCACTGGAAGCGCATTAGACGCGAGTCAAGGCAAGATTTTGAATGACAAATATGATGAATTAAACCAGCGTTTAGATAGTCTTTCAAATAAGCAAGATTGGAAAAAAATCGGAGAATTTAGAGATGTTAATGAGCATGTAATATCCAATATTAAAAATTATCAAGAATTAAGAGTAAATTTTATGCTTTATTATTCAGGGGATTCATATATTACAAGAGATTACGTTTTCCCAGTATCAGAATCTAAGAATCTTGAATTCTTATTTTTAGACGGAAATTACTATGATAGTAATAATTACACTTCATGGTGTATAGTCTACAATACAGCAAGAAATAGTATTCAAAACAGACCTTCGTGGCTTCGCAGTGTAATACTTGGCAAAGATACAACTTGTCAGTGCGTTTATAGAGTTTATGGTAGATAGAATTATATTTTTGTAAAATAGCATTTTACACATAAAAAGAGAGGGCATAAGCCCTCTCGATTATTTTATAGGAATAGGGTTACAAAACAGTCCGTATTGTCAATATTCGACAAAATAAAACACTTTAAAGTGCTACAGTAATGATGTTCTCAAACAGAGAACTCTTCAAGTTTCGGTAGGACGGTGGAAAAATCTGCCGTCCTAATATTGACGTTTAAGAACAAATGTTCTATAATTGATGTATCGGAGGTAGCATTGTATGGAATATAAGGATGAAATAATTAAAATGATTGAGGGCTTGGAAGATAAAGACCTGTTATTGTACTTATACATATTTATTAAAGGAAAAATAGAGGCAGAGTAGAAACTCTGCCTTGTGGTTATATTTTCTTTTCCCAAACGTTACCACACTTTGAACACACAAATTTTGTTTTGCCGTTCTTGCCTTTAATTCCGGTAGCAGTACCAACAACGGCACCGACAGGCCCGAAGAGACCACCTACTGTGTTACCAACAAGTGCTTTACCGAATGAGAATTTTTTCTTGGTATCAACAGGTATGCCAACACCATCACAACCCCATTTAGGACATTTAACAGTTTTACTCATAATAAAATACCACCTTTCTTATTAATTTAATTTATTTTGAGTATTTTTCATACATCATATCTATTAAATTCATAATATTTTCTTGCTCTTTATCCGACAATTTAGATAACTTAAATACATAATCTTTGAGCTTGCTGTCTATATTTGAAAGTTCATAATCTATATTTGCTTGTTCAAATATAGGATTACTTTCTTCACCTGTAACTAGATATGACAAGGTAGTTCCTAAAAAATCGGCAATTTTCTGCATATTCTTAGTTTTTGGCTCGCTTTTTCCTCTTTTCCAGTCGGATAGAGTCATGTTTGAAATGCCTGTAGCTCTTGAAACATCGGCATTTTTTAAGCCTTTTTCGTCTAGTAATTTCTGATAATATTCATACATAAAAAACCCTCATAAATTATTATGGAAAACTTTAAAATAATGCTTGACAATTAAAGAAAACCATAATATACTAGACCTAGATTAAGGGAATCCTTAAAACCTAGGTTTTAATTTTGTTATTTTGTTATCTTGGTAAGTTTCATTATAACGGATTTCCTTAATAAAATCAATATAATTTTAAGGAAAGGAGCGCAAAAAATGAATAATTCTAAGAAATATGCTCAATCATATTCGAGATTTGAGCAAATTTTGAAGAAAAAGGGTATCACATCATACCGAGTAGCAACAGACTTGAACTTTTCACCTATGTTACTTTCAGATTGGAAGAGAGATAAAAGCAAGCCTAAGTTAGACACAATGATTAAAATTGCAAGCTATCTTGATGAGCCGGTTGAAAGTTTCGCGGATTAGAAAGAAAGGAGAAAGCATGAACGATTTACAAATTTTCAATAATGAAGAGTTCGGGGAAGTCAGAACAGTACTCGTAGATAATGAACCAATGTTTTGCTTGGTGGATATTTGCAGAGCATTAGACATTAGCAATCCATCAAAAGTGGCACAGAGGTTAGATGAAGATGAACGCACTAAGTTAGAGTTAGGGCGTCAAGGAGAGACAAATTTCATAACAGAAAGCGGTTTGTATGCGGTAATTCTTAGAAGTGACAAACCTAATGCTAAGAAGTTTCGCAAGTGGGTAACAGCCGAAGTACTTCCCTCAATCAGAAAGACAGGAAGTTACGGAATGCCAAAGACAACAGGCGGACAGATACAGCTTTTGGCACAGGGCTATACGGAGCTTGAGCAGAAAGTAAACGACATCAAAGATGATGTGAGCGAGCTTAAGGAAAACGTGCCACTTTACAGTTGCGATATTGACGAGATACAACAGCACGTTAAGCGCAGAGTTGTAAATATCCTTGGTGGCAAGCAGAGTGAAGCGTACAGGGATAACAGTATCAGGCATAAGACATTTTCTGATATATGGACGCAGTTAAAGCGTGAGTATGGTTGTGTTTCTACCTATAAGAGTATCAAGAGAAAGTATATAGACGATGTGCATGAGTTCATTGATTGCTATGTCGTGCCTAAGTATCTTGACGAGCTTATACATGATGCAAACGCACAACAGAGTTTCGCATAGCGAGGTGATTGTATGAGAAAAAGAACTTTAAAAGAGAAATTCTACACAGGCTGTGGCTATTCGATTTTAGGGGCTATTGCATTTGCATTTTTCCTTGGATTATCGGTGGCATACGGAATTAAGACAGCGAGCATTATCGTTGGAGCAATCGTAACAGTATTTTGGCTGATATTGATTGCGATTTGTCTCATAGAGGAGGGCGAACCACATGAGAAAAAGAAAGCTGATGTTGATGTTATCGACTTTAATAATTGGAACTATGACCTTAAAGCCAACAGCAACGAAAGCAGATAGCAAAATTGAACTGACAGCCGGTGTTACTTCCTATTTAAATGATGTAATGCTAGGAAAGATTGAACCGACAATAGTTGAGAATGAGCCGGTTGTAGTTGAGCAGACCTATGAGGAGCCAACAGTTCCAACTTGCCGTAAGAAGTACAGTTGTAGCCGATTTAGGAAGCTGGGGCGAGTCAGATATGGCGATTACACATATATGTGGTACTCACAGAGAGTATTGCCGGGTGGTGGACTTAATATACCGGGCAGACATCTAAACGAATATGGACTTGTTGTAGATGAAAACGAGTATGCAGTAATTGCAAGTGATGATTTACCACACGGAACTGTAGTTGATACTCCTGTTGGCATACAAGGGATTGTATATGACGAAGGGAGCGGAAATGGAAATCTTGACATCTACTGCGATTGGTAGCCAATTGAAACGTCAGAGTGCTAACGATTACCTACAAGAACTATATCGAGCTAAACGGCACAAAGACAAATCGTTTGACTTTCAAGCATTACTAGATAAAGAAATGGAGAAGCTAAATGAGCGACAATGTAAGACGAATTAAGTTAGGCGATACGAGATACAAACTCAAACCACTGACTAGAGAGCAGAAGCTATTGCTCAGCAAGGCTCATTACATGGCAAGTGAGTGGTTTTTCGTATCGGAGTCAGACTCATATCTGAGAGTAGTTAAAAAATCAAGCCTACACGGAAATTTGATTCTAAAAACCATAAACAAATAGAAAGAGAGGAAACGCAATGAAAATTACACATGTCTATTTACAGAATTTTTGTAAATTCTATGGCAAAAACACACTTGATGTTGATTTTTCAGATAAGACTGCATTACTTGGTCAGAATGAATCTGGTAAATCAACTGTCAAATTAGCAATCTTTGATGTACTTAATCTCCATGATGAAAAAGACAGAGAGATTACAGGCATAAGACCGCATGATGAAAACGGAGTTGAGATTGACGATGTTGACATTGTAAGAGCTGTTACCTTTGAGATTGACGGAAAAGCAAAGACTCTGAAAAAGGTTACAAGGCAGAAACGCAACAAAAAGGGTGAGATTATAGGAAGTGTTACTGATTACTCAATCAATGATGTGCCGTATAAAATGGCAGACTACAATCAGTACATCAATGACAACATGGCAGAGCTTGGAGTATTACCATTTTGCTTAAATGCCATGACGCTTCTTAACAAGTCACAGGCAGAGCAGAGATTAGCACTTGCAAGCTATTTTGGTACACGTACTGATGAAGAAATCTGCGATATGTTTCCGCAGTTTGCCGAACTTAAGCCGATGCTTGACGATGGGGATGTAGACCAGCTTAAAAAAGTATGTCGTGGCAAGCTGAACGGCGCAGGCGGTAGGAATGACTCAAAAGGACTTGTCAAGGAAAGAGACGAAATCTCAACAAGAATCGATACAATTCATTCCACCAATGAGTATACAGACCTTGCAGAACTTGAATTGCAGAAGAAAACCTACGAGCCACAGCTTAAGGAGATTGAAGATAAGCTGTCCGACTACAATAAGATTTTAGAGGACAAACAGAAAGCCACAGAGAATGTTATGAACCTTAAATTTGAGCTTTCAGACATGGAGAGAAAAGCCAATGCTGACAATCAGAAAAAGCGTATGGAGCTGCAGTCACAGATTGATGATTTCCATGCTTCAATTCACAAGGCAGAGTCGATGATAAGAGCTGGAAAAGCTAGCATTAAAACCTCTGAAAGAGAGATTGAAGATTGCACAAGAGACTTAGAAAAGGTACGCGCCGACTGGAAAAAGGCAAAGGAGCTTGCCTTTGACGAGAGCAGTATTAATTGCCCGATGTGCGGTCAGAAGTTGCCGGAAGATAAGATAGAGAGCATGAGAGCTGAGTTTGACGAGCGAAAAGCAAAGGACCTTAAAGAGCTTGAGGATAAGGGCAATGCACTGTTAAGTACTAGCAAGGAGCTTAAACAGGCTATTGAGGATAAGAAAAAGGAAATAATCGACCTTGAAGCAGAACTTAAGGAACTGACAGAAAAGTGTGACATCGTTGCTAAAGAGCTTGGAAAAGTGCCTACTGATGTTGATATGACAGGCAACAGTGAGTATCAGGCACTTAAAGCTAAAATCGGGGAAAAAGAGAAAGCTCTTGCAGATGAAAACGATACATCGGAGCTTATCAGAAAGCTCAAAAACGAGCGAAACGAACTGCTAAGACAAGTTTCATCGGTTGATACAAAGATTGAGCTTGGTGTGGCAAATAACAAGCGTATAGACGATAGCATAGCCGACCTTGAGGATAAGAGAAAAGACCTCAATCAAGAGATAGCTGATTGGGAGAGAAAGCTTGACTTGCTGAAAGAGTTTACTCGTAAAAAGAACGAGCTTTTACAGGCTGATGTTAATAAGTATCTGGATTTTGCCACAGCAAAGCTGTTTAGACCGCTTTTAAATGGTGATACCGAAGAGTGCTGTGACTTTGTATACAATGGTGAAGCATATGCAAGAAACCTCAACCATGGTGCAAGGATGTTGACAGAAGTTGACATATGCCGAGCTTTTCAGAAAGTGGCAAACGTTAATTTCCCAATTATTATTGATGATACAGAGAGCGTTGACGATTGGAGAATACCACAGATTGATAACCAGTTAATCTTGTTAAAGCATACACAGGACAAAGAGCTTGTGATTGAGGCGGTGTGATATGGCGAATGATAGATATATTGTAGAACAAGAATTTGAACACGCAGGATATAAATGTGTCGTTACATTCAATGTGATGGGGCATAGGTGCGGATATGTAGGCATTCCTAAAAACCACCCTTTATATGGCAAAGAGTATTCAGACTATCTTGAAATTAAGAAAGCAGATGTCGGAGACCGAAAAATAAGCGGTATTTTTTCTTTGCTTGGAGCTTGCCTTGATAAAGACGAAAGAATACGAATTGAAGCATATTTTCAATGCCACGGCGGTATTACATTTTCTGATGGTGGAGAAAATTCAAACTATCCAATAGAAAGTGATTTATGGTGGTTTGGTTTTGACTGCGCACATTGTGACGATGCAAAAGAACTTAGACTTGCTTACGAGAGATTTCCTAATTACAGAGAGAGCCTTGCTATGCAGATTGAGTGCGAAGATAGATTTTATATTGATGGGTTGACAGTCCGCACAGAGGAATATGTTGCGGAAGAGTGTAAGAAGTTAGCGGAGCAGTTAAAAGAGTTTGAATAGAAAGTGAGAGATAATATGAAACTTTATTTTTATGGGTTAGATACAGGCGGATACGGCAGAGAGCCTAGAAAAATATCTTGTATTGAATGTGAAGCGGAAGAAAAGCCAAAGACTTATATGCCAATTAACGGTAGTAGATTTCCCAATTATATATGTCGATTAAGAAAAGATGATATAGGACATTTTGTTGGCGATTATTCAAATCTTGTGGCTTTTACAGAGCCTAGTTTTGAGCGCGCAAAAGAAATGTTTAAGAACAGAGAAAAGGCTAGGGTTGAAAACGCAAAAAAGGAATTAGACCGGTTGGAAAATGTATTAAGAGTAATCGAGGAAAGTGAGGAAAAATAAATGATTAAAGCAAAAGGCGGAGAAGTTACATTTAGAGGTACAAGAAGCAATATTACGGCAGAGGCAGTTACTGTTTTACGTGCGCTTAAAGAGGAACTTTTCAGAGGAGCAGTACGAAATGGTAATTAGACTTGCTGATAAAAGCGAGGAACAGGTGAAAGATGAAGCCGAGAGAGCAAGAGAAATGCTCAAAAAATTACTTGGATTATAGGAGGAATAGAAATGAGTATTAAGAAGAGAAATTATTACATGGGTGGGAAGAAACATACTGTAGAACTTAAGTATGACGGATATATGTATACAGTTATATCTGACGGAGTTTTATTCAAGCAGACAGCTAATGAACTGTTTGCGGTTCAGGTTTTTAATGCGATTTAGGAGGATTAATTATGGCAGAGAATACACAGATAGTCGAGTATGAATCAAATGGGGAAATGGTAAAAATTTCCCCAACAATGATAAAAAGATACCTTGTAAGTGGCGGTGGCAATGTATCTGACGGAGAAGTAATGATGTTTATGTCATTATGCAGATACCAGCACTTAAATCCGTTTTTGAGAGAAGCATACCTTATTAAGTATGGAAGCAACGACCCGGCCACAATAGTTACTGGAAAAGATGTTTTTACAAAGAGAGCCAATGCGGACCCACGATATAAGGGAAAGAAAGCGGGAATTATTGTAATTAAAAAGGACGGAGCTGTTGAAGAACGAGAGGGAACAATGGTTTTACCTAACGAAAATATCGTAGGTGGCTGGGCGAAAATCTTTATTGACGGAAAAGAGGACGAGTATCAGTCAGTAGGTTTTGATGAGTACGCAGGAAGAAAAAAAGACGGCTCGCTTAACAGCCAATGGGCGAAAAAGCCGGCCACAATGATTAGAAAAGTAGCTGTTGTACAGGCTTTAAGAGAAGCATTTCCAGATAGATTTCAAGGTTTATATGCACAAGAGGAATTTCAGAATGTATCAGATGTAAAACTTGATACAGAAAAGGTTGTTGCTGATGAGATTAAAGAAAATGCAAACACAGTAGATTTTGACGAGGACAACATAATTGATGTAGAGCCGACAGACACAGCCGACAAGCAGTCAGAGGAGCTTCCGCCATTCATGCAGAGTGAGGAGAGCTGATATGAGAGTAATTTCACAGCATGGCAATGTTGATTTGCCTTATGAGCAGATAGTTGTGTGCCACGCAATGGAAAACGTTATAGCGCTATACAATGGAGAAAAATACGTATTAGGCGAGTACTCTTCCAAAGAGAAAGCGTATAAGGCTATGGAAATGCTGAGAGAAGCATATGTCGGTATGCCTATTGTAATGCAGAATGTCGCTATTTCAGAAGATGTGGCAAAGGAATTTGAAGGATTAAAGAAGTGCGGCGTTATGGTGCAAACAGAAAATCAGCCGTCAAGAGTAGATTTTATCAGCAATGCTATCTTTCAGTTTCCACAGGATGATGAAATCGAGGTGTGAGTATGCTAATCAATTCAAACAAAGAAAATGTAAAATTTATAAGCTACACAGGCAAATATCCTAATTTATGCTGTGGAGACTTGACACTCGAAATTGACGGAGAAAAAGTAATATTCGGGAGTATGTATTGTAGCAGAATGAGCGAGCGTAAAGGCATATGTCCTATATTTTGGCATTCCGGCGGATATATTAGAAATTATGAAGCCTATACAGGAGAATGGCAAATAGATGTGGACAAAATACCGGAAAAATACCGCAAATATGCAAGCGAAATAGACGAGGTATTCAATGCCAATGTGCCTTATGGTTGTTGTGGAGGTTGCGAATGAAGATTATTAAAGGTAAAGAGAAAGAATATAAGGATTGGTACGACAAGAATAGTGACGGATACAGCAGGGCTTGCTTCACTTATGCTGAAAGGTGGGCTGAACTGTTAGAAGCAGAAATTGACAAGAGTAATGACATTATGAAGTGTTTTGTTGATAATGCAGACAGATTGGGCCGTGAAGCAGACACAGAGGGCATAACAGGATTTATGTACGGATGTGCAGTTAGTATTCTTTCACAGTGTTGGGAATACGGAGAGTATTTGAGAAAGTGGCATAACAAAAAGTATGACTATGACGGAGACGGAGTTGTAAATCCAGCAGTTATGACAGCAGGTGTGGAATGATGAAGCTTAAATGTATTGCAACAGGAAGTACAGGGAATACATATGCCTTAATTGGTGACACAGGAGAAATCCTATTGCTTGATTTGGGTGTGTCAGAAAAGACTATCAAAAAAGGTATTGATTGGAAAATATCAAATGTTGTTGGAGCTGTAATTTCTCACGGGCACAAAGACCATTCTCTATCAGTTGAGGATTTTAAATCAATGGGAATACCGATTTATGCACCATATTTGAAGATTGATTATATGTCAATGAATATGGGCGAGTTTACAGTAAAGCCTTTTGATTTGACAGCAATAGATGGAAGCTGGACACACACAAACGCAGATGGCAAACCTTGCCCGATATTCGGATTTTTGATTACACATCCCGAAATGGGAAGAATGCTTTACATAACGGATTGTGAAGTTATCAAGTGGAAATTTAAAGGCATAAACCACATTCTCTTAGGTGTGAACTATGACAAGGATTTAGTTGATACCGGCAATCCGAAAGCCAATCACGTTTTCAGAGGTCACTTATCCATTGATACCGCTTGTGATTTTGTCAAGGCTAACGATTCAGACAGCTTGCAGAACGTCATAATGTGCCATTTATCAAGTGAAAATGCTGATAAGGATAGTTTTATTGAGAAAATGAAAAATGCTGTGAATGGGGCGAATGTGGATGTTGCAGAGTGTAATAAGGAATGGTTACTTGCTAATCCTAATGAGTGCCCTTTTTAGAAAGGAGATTGCATGGCTAAAAAGAAAGGAACAGGAGTAAGTCCTATTACCAACAGAATTTATTATGAAACGCAAGATACAGATAAGCACATGTGGGTAGGACAGAAAACAGACATAACAGAAAGTGCAATAGCTTCTGTATTTGAATGGTTTATGGCGAATATGGAGGGAAAAGAAGAATATTCTATCACATATCCAGAGACAGATTTTGAGTTGGTTATGAGGAGAAAAACTGATGATTAAAGGAAGAAAAGTTTATGACCCATTAACTGATACTTGGAGCACAGGTTATTGGGTTGCAGATGATAAAGGGAATTATTACCCAATATGGTAGAAGAAAAAGTGTCCTTTTTAAAAATTTAACAGACAGGAGAAAAATAATGAACATTGTAACATTAATCGGCAGATTAACTAGGGACCCGGACATTAGATACACACAGGGTGAAAATGCAATGGCAATAGCAAGATTTACACTTGCCGTTGACAAGAATTTTAAGAAGAAAGACGATAAGGCAAATTTCATTAACTGCGTGGCTTTTGGCAAGATTGCTGAAACAGTAGAAAAGCATGTATTCAAAGGCTCAAAGATAGCAGTTATCGGTGAGTGGACTACAGGCAGTTACAAAAATAGAGACGGAAACACAGTCTACACTAATGATTGCAACATATCTAAACTTGAGTTCTGCGACAGTAAAAATTCAAGTGGCAGCAGTGCAGAACCACAGCCAAAACCTGATGATGGTTTTATGTCAATTCCTGATGTTATTGACGGGGAATTACCATTTAATTAAGAGTCGGTTGATTATAGGGCAGTCAAATAACGGCTGTCCTAGAAAGGAAAAATAATGGATTATACAAACGAAGTATTTGCGAACATTGCAAAGGAAATAGCTGACCGGAAAGAGTATGTAATTACAAGAGCTTTTACATCACAGATTGCAGAATTATTACAGAAAAATGGCATCATACCAATATGCAGTGAAAGATTCATAAACCTTAACCCTGATGTGCCAAATTACAGTTCTGTCAGAAGAGTCGCTGTTTCATTTGATATGCTTGATTGCACCGAGCATGACCGAAAAGTGAGAGAACAGGCATACAGAGATTTTATCAAAGAATTTGAGAGCAGAGTTAATTCAAAAGATATATCTGAAAAACTCTTTGAAACTGAATGTATATTATTGGAGCGTGATAAGAATGAGATTGATTGACGCTGATAAACTAATTGAGGATATTCATAAAAGAAATTATATCAGTAAGGCTTTATCTGAAATATTTGAAACTATCATTGATGAACAACCAACGGCTTTTAGTATGGGGGCTAAACCTATTGATAATTTTGTGAATCCTTTTGAAGCAAAGGCAGGTGGTAACTCTTGAATTACCAGAACATAGTGCGAGCCAAGGCAATAGAACAGGAAAACAAAAAGCGACTTCTAAAGCTAAATCCAAAGTTGAATGACAGGAGTGGAATATACTTCTTGCTTCGAGAAGATGAAAACGGCTTTAAGTTTGCTTATGTCGGACAGGCTAAGTCGGTGTTGCAGAGATTGGCGAGCCACCTTGTAGGCTATGAACAGCACATAGACCTTAGTTTACGCAAACACAAGCTGTATGACAAAGAGAAAAACCCTTATGGTTGGCGAGTTGAATTCCTAAATTTCCCCGAAAGTCAGCTTGACGAAAAAGAGAAGTATTACATCAAGCTGTATGCTGATAAAGGCTATCAGCTTAGAAATGTCAGTTTAGGCGGTCAAGGAGAAAATCGTGCTAGTGGTTCAATAGGCGAGAGAAAAGCACCTAAAGGCTATATGCAAGGCATACAGCAAGGCAAAAAGGTGTTAGCGAGGGAATTATCATCTATCGCAGAAAAACACCTTATAATCTGCTTAAAGCCCGAAAAAGAGCATAATAAGGTGTCGCAGAAGCAGTATGAGAAGTTTATGGATTTATTGAAAGTGGGTGAAAGCGAATGACAAGAGCAGAAGAATATTTAAACATGGCGAAAGAAAAATACGCAGAGGGAGAAAAATACAGAGAGCTTGCCGATAGCTGTTTTAAAAGTAGCGATGATTATAAACTTGCATATAGGTTAGAAAGTGTTGATAGGGTTTTAGATTTCATTCGTTCAGAGTATAGACAAGGCAGATTGTGTAACTTAGAAATACTTCTTTGCCATTGTCAAAATAAACTGAATGGGAATATTGATGGAACAGAATTAACGCTAGACAAAGGCGAACCTTTTAAGATATTGAAAGTTGGTGAAAGCGATTGAACAAGCCTATATTCGGAAACAGAAGAGCTGATACGCACTGGCTTGTGTTTATGAAAGTGGGTGAAAGTGAATGAGCGGTGGTAGTTGGAATTATTTATATTCAAAAGAGATTGATGACCTTATGCAGTACAGCAACATTGAAACATTAGAAGAAATGGCTGATTATCTCAATCAAAACGGATATGAAGATGTGGCAAAAGATACAAGGCGGTTAGTTGAATATATCAAATCAGCTAAAATAAGAGTGGAAACGCTCTTTGAAATGCTAAGTCCTGTTTTCAAAGCTGTTGAATGGTATTGTAGCGCAGATTGGGGCAAAGATAAAGTTGATAAGGCAATAGAAGAATATAGGAACGGAAAGGGTGATTCGGAATGAAGATTTTAAGTAAAAAGAAATACAACAAACTCATTGAAGATTTTGAGGAATTGCAGAAAAAGGTAGAAGAACTCAAAAGAATAAATGAAAGCCTTGGGAAAAAGTTGGAGGATAAGAAGACAAGTTGCAAGCTGAACAACGGCAAAGATTTCTGCTTTAAATGCCAAAACTCTTACAGATACAAGACATACCCTAGACCATTTTGGGGAACAACAGAAATTGAGCGGTGCGGTTGCTTACTTGATGTGCCTTGCGAGAATTTTGAAAGAAAAGAAAGTGAGTGATTCAGAATGAATTTACTTGAACACTATGTAACAAATATAACTCACGAAGAACCTATCGAAAAGTACGGAATGTTATTTTTCAAGGTTGTATGTGATGTTGATTGCTATGGCAACAAAGCAATTCAGACAGAAGTTTTACTTTCCGAAGATGATTATGCAGAAGCTAAAAGTAAAGGCTATTATTTAGCATAAAAGAGAGGTGATTCAGAATGAAGATTTTGAGTAAAAAGAAATGTGAAGAAATTCTGAAAAGAATTACTGCAAATGAAATTATTCAGGTTGAATACGGACTGCACGACATGGAAGCAGAAACAAAGGCAACGGAAAATAGAGCAGAGATGGCTTTTATTGTTGGTGGTTTCAAGGGTATGAATAAGGTACAGAACACGTTGAGAAAAAGGTATAACAATATAAACCACGAGGGAAAAGATTAAAATACATCAACCGAAACTTGAAGAAAATAGGAGATTAATTAAATGGCAGAACGTAGAATGTTTGCTAAGAAAATAACCGAAAGTGACGCTTTTCTCGATATGCCGAGCAGTACTCAAATGCTTTACTTTCACCTATCCATGAATGCTGACGATGATGGATTTGTTAATAATCCCAAGAAGATACAGCGTATGTGTGGTGCGAGTGATGATGATTTTAAACTGCTGATTGCAAAATCGTTTGTAATCTTATTTGAAAGTGGAATTATCGTTATTAAACACTGGAAAATGCACAATTACATACAGTCCGACAGATACAGACCTACTGATTATGTAGACGAAAAATCCATGCTTGGAGTTAAGAAAAATAAAGCATACACCCTTGATGAAAGCAAGATGTATACAAAGTGTATACAAGATGTATCCGTAGGTAAGGATAGTATAGGTAAGGTTAGGTTAGGAGAGGATAGTATAGTTAAGGATAGTAAAGGGGAGAGTGTGAGAGGGGAAAAAGCAAGACACTTTATCCCCCCAAGCGTTGAAGAAGTCGAGCAGTACTGCATTGAGAGAAACAATAACATTGATGCTCAATCATTTATTGATTTTTATGAATCCAAAGGCTGGATGATTGGCAAAAACAAAATGAAAGACTGGAAAGCAGCAGTCCGGACTTGGGAAAGAAGTCGAAAACAGGAAAATAAAGAAAATGTGTTTGACGAATGGAGAAATGCTTAATGACAAGAGATGAAACAATTAAACTCTTAATGGTTATCCAGTCGGCATATCCGAATTTTAAACCACCGGATAAAACAGTAGCAGTTGATACGTGGTACACGATGCTTAAGGATATGGATTACAACGTTGTGCAAATGGGTTTGAGAGCTTACATAACATCCGATACAAGTGGTTTTGCACCAAGCATAGGGCAGTTGATAAATACAATATACACCATTCAGAATCCACAGGAACTAAACGAGATGGAAGCATGGTTCCTTGTTAGCAGAGCAATACGAAATGGCTATTATGGTGCAGTTGAAGAATTTAACAAGTTACCACCACTCGTGCAAAAGGCTGTCGGGAGTCCAGATAATCTTAGAAACTGGGCACTGACGGACAGTAAGAGTATTGAAAACGTGGTCCAGTCAAATTTTATGAGAACTTATAGGACGGTTGTTAATCGAGCAAAGGAATATCAAAAAATGCCAAAGGATATACAAGCATTGATTGAAAATGCCAATAGAAGCTCGTATTCGGCTCAAATTGGCTCTAAAAATCAACAGACGATAAAATTATCGCTTGAAGATAATAAAAGCCAAAATAAGCCAATTAAAGGTGTTCCAATGCCGAAAGAAATTAAGGAACGTATCGAGCAGATGAAAAGATAGGAGGTAAGAGGTTTTGGTCGACCAATTAAAACATGTTTTACTCCTAACAAAAAATGATAAAAGACAAGTATTCAAGACAAAGGTATGAAGAACGGAAAGCCAGTAACCTTTGTGTGCGTTGTGGGAAACCGCTTGACAGAGAAGGTGCGGTTTGTACGGCATGTAAAAACAGTCAGACAGCATATGGTCGAGAGCTTTATAAAAAATTACAGGCAGTTGGCGTCTGCCCTAGATGTGGTAAGAATTTGCTGTATGGTGACGAAAAAAGCTGTATCGAGTGTAGGGCAAAATCAGCCGAAGCCATGTCAAAGATACGTGCTACTGATGTCAAAAAATACAACGAGCGACAAAAAGCGTGGCGAAAAGCACGATACGAAAAAGACAAGGAAAATGGCATATGCACACGCTGTCGTAAAAGGAAAGCAGACCCGGGGCATAGTACTTGCACATTTTGCCGGGAAACAATGAGAAGAGCACATGTTAAAATGCCCGAAAGGACAGGCAGATATGAACAAGGACTATGTTTTTTCTGTGATAATCCGGTAAAACCCGGATATAAAGTCTGCGAAATGCACTATCAGAAGAACGTTAAGAATGCGACTTGTGAAAAGGCAAACATAGCACGGCAGAAGATGAAAGAAAGGAGTCCACAATGGATTCCCTGAAAGATTTTTACGATTTTTACCGACCACTGCAAAGAAAGTATGACTTGCGAATGTTTTACAGAACAAATAGCAAGGAAGCGAAAATAACTATCCGGTGGCGCGGTAAAGAGATTGTAAAAGTCACAGAAGAAACTACAGAAGCCTGTTTCATTAGGGCGAGACGAGAACTTGAAGAAAGAATGAAGAAATATGAGCAACAAACTGAAACCAAAGAAAAAGCACAAAGAGCCGGATTTTACATGGACAAAATCCGAAAAAGTTACGCTGAAAAACAGCAATAACCGCAGAAAGCTCGTAAGGCGGTCTTTCACAGACTTTATGGATTTAGGCTACTATGTACTGTATTTACACCATGGGTTTGGCAATAAGCGCATTGTAAGACTCGAGAGAACCATAAATGAGTACCTTGAAAGAGCACAGACTGAAAATGAAATGAAAATCGAAACACTTGCTGAACTTTTGAAAGTGAGATACGGCATTGATGTGCAGAAAGAGATTAATTTAATCCCAATGCAGCAGTTGATTAGGATTTGTCAGAGAAATAATCCGCTTACGATAAACGACACGAGACAACTTTTAAACGACACGGCATACAGCTACATAGTTTTAGCATGTACGGCACTTAAACTGATGTTTAAATTGTCGGTTAAGGAAATTAAAGAGTTTATCGTAGAATTTAGGGATTTAATCGATACGTTGTATAAATTTAATCAATTCGGTCTGACATTGCCGAAAGTGGCACAATGCCTTGCTGATGAAGTTAATTACGTTGATGAAAGGTACATAAAGGTGATTGATTAATGACTTATGCATGCGATAACAACGGTACTCAAAATGCTCACATAAAGCAGATGAGAGACGATAGACAAAAAGCCTACATGGAAAAGCACAGAGACAATAAGGCATATGAGAGGTTTAAACGCATGCCAGATTATGGGAAAGGAGTAAAGAATGGGACTGATTGAAGCTGATACACTAAAGAAAGATTTAAAATCGGTTACTTTAAGCAATGGAACTTTAGTAAATACAAATGCAGTATTGCATTTACTAGAAGAATATCCGACGGCTTATGACGTAGATAAGGTTGTGGAACAGTTGGAAAAGAAGATACAGACGCATACGCGTTGTATTGAATATGAAAAGAAAAACGGAATGATAACAGAGGAATTTCAGCAAAGAAAGGCTGTTGAAGTGTTAAAAGATGCAATCGAGATTGTGAAAGGTGGTGGAATAGATGCGTAAAATTGTAGAAAAGAGGATATTGTCAAAGTACTTTGATGCGGTCATCCATGATAAGAAAAAGTTTGAAATCTGCAAGGATGAGGATAATTTGCAGATAGGTGATGCAGTAATCCTTAAGGAGTGGAACGGCGAGAAGTATACCGGACGCGAGGTAGGCAGAAATATAGTGTATATTTTGTGAGATGTGCCGGAGTACGGTTTAATGTCTGGATATGTGATATTCGGATGGTAAGGAGGAGAAAAGGAGCAGTAATGGAGAGATTAACAAGTAATAAAAAAGTATCTGATATGTCAATGATTGAACTGGCACATAATAGTTGCTATGCAGATAATGAGCGTAACGCGCGGTACAGAGATTACGAGATGGACATGGACGCGCGAGATTTTGTGAGAAAACTTATAGCCACACTAGCAAAAGATGAAATGCCAATAAGCAACACGGAGTTTGACGAGGAAATATTAGACGACTTGGCAATAGACCCATTTTCGGATGTCCGTGGTCTAATTTCACTATTCTATCGTAATTTGTGGGCTATGGCAAATTTAAGAGAAACACTGAAAAAATATGAGGACTTAGAGGAACAGGACAGACTTGTCAAGTTACCTTGCAAGGTGGGAGATACAGTATATGCAATTGGATTTAATAATAATAAACCAATTATTTATGAATCGGTTGTATTAAGCATACTGATTACTGAAAAAGAAATTGCTTTCAATGTAAAAGTTGATGAATTTGAAATCAATTCGCAGTTAAAACAATCTATGTTTGATAAAACTGTATTCCTCACAAAGTCCGAAGCAGAAGCAAAACTGAAAGAATTGAGAGGTGGAGAAAATGGCTCAATGGAATAAAAATACAGTGCCAAAATGTGAAAAGAAATGTTGCTCTGATGAAGTGCTTGTAACAGTAGAAAAATATGCAAGAGAAACATATCAGAGAGTGCTGAAAGCTATTTACATTCCTTATCATCACTGCACTGTAGAGGATATGGGCTGGAATATGTCAGATGGCGTTCCTGATGATTGGGAGTACATAGAAGATGAAGATACTTACTGGATTCCCCAAGGTTGGTATGAGGTATGTGATTATTGTGATGATTATTCGTATTTCACAATTGAAGATAGGGTTACAGCTTGGATGAAATTACCCAAACCATATGAATCAAGAGTTAAAGAGTTTGGAGGCGGAGAAAATGAAAGTAGTAATTGACATACCTAAAGATTTCACAAGAGATTATATTGCTGACAAATTCAAAGATTTCTTTTCAAGGGTTATTGCGGATATTAATTGCAAAGGTATGTGTGGCAGATACGAGAAAGAAATTGCTGAAATGTTTTTAAAGGCATTTGATGATAGTGAAGAAAAGATTTCTTGTAACTGCCAGCACAACAGCAATTCAAGAGATAATGAGCCTTGTTGCAGGTGTGACAGCAGAATGACTAACGCAGACAGGATTAGAGATATGGGTGATGAAGAGTTAGCAGATATACTTTTTGATTCTTGCATTGACCATATTGAAGTGAGTAGTTGCGAAAGAATGTTTGAAAAAGATAGTTGTAAAGAATGTGTTTTAAATTGGCTTCAATCAGAAGCGGAATAGGAGAGAGTATGAAATACATAAGCAATGCAAAATATGGAGAGCCGGTTGAAACAGGAACTATCTACAGAGGTGACAACAAAAGATTAAATATATGCGTTCACACACTATACGGTTGTGGAGAAACGCTATATATGAATTGTCGAGCACTAGGTATTGTGAATAGAAAATTAAACAGTACATCTGTAATGAGCGCGATAAGCGAAGCTCAATCATTGGTGAAACAGGAGCTTGATTTACTTAGCAAGGAACTTAATACCATATTGAATAGCGAGATTGAAATATCAAGGTATTAGAACAGGAGAGAATATGGAAGATAGATATTTATTCAAAGCAAAGAGACTTGATAATGGAGAATGGGTTACAGGCTCTTTAATTACTTGCGAAGATGGAACATGCAAGATTGCTACAAGCTGTTTAGAGGGCAAAGCTGACGAGCCAATACTTATATGTGCTTATGATGTGGACAGAGATACAATCTGTCAATGCACAGGCTTGAAAGACAAGAATGGCAAGCTGATTTGGGAGAATGATATTGTTGACTTCTTAGGGCATAAAGGGACTGTTGTATTTGAATGTGGCAGTTTTGGCATTGCATATAAAACACCTATAGATTGGAATGGAATAGAAGCAAGTATTAAGCCAATAACCGGTTGCGATAATCGTTTATATGCTTGCGAAAATGATAATTATATATCATTGTGGGAAATCTATTGGAATTTTAATGATGAGGATGATTCGGTAAACACAGTAGAAGTTATCGGCAACATTTTTGACAATGCAGGGTTATTGGAAAGTGAGGGATAATATGAGAATATTTAAAAACGTAGACAAAAAATTAAAAGAGATTGGATTCAACAAAATCTGTGAAGACAAGCATGGTGCTCAATATGAACGCTACGATGCAAAGTACAATTATTGGCAGCGCGTTGACATTTGGCATAAAGCTTCAGGCCGTCATATTTTACAGTCGTATGACAGAGACTTGATGGACGAAAAGAAGATTGGAAACACTTGTGTTGGACTTACTGGATATGAAATGAAGCTTTTTCTTAAAAAAATGAAAAAGCTAGGACTTTACAGCAAAAATGCGGAAATCGAGGGATAAAATGACAGAGAGCGAAGCAATAAGAGAAAAAAGAAAATTCGCAATCGAACTAAAGCAATTAGTCCATCAAAAATGTGTTGAAATCAATCACTATGTCAGCGGTTGCGACAGCCCGTTTAGTTATTTGCAGATTGCAGATGTACAGGAAAGTTTGAGGGAGATTGAAAACACTTTGAATATTAAGGCTAAGGAGTGATGAAGAATGACCGACATAGCAACGGTAGTATACACTGCCCTCATAGTATTCGGCATAATCAGTCTGACGGAGGTAGTACTTGCATGGTACGACATCCGTGGACGAGATAAGACCGATGATGAGATACAAGAGTAGTGGTGTAGTGAAAATATTAAACATTAATTAATTTATCAGAAAGGAATAGGTTGTCGCGACATAAAACCGAGGTTTCCTTTTGGTAAGAGAAGTGTTGGATTTTGGATATTACAACATGGATTGTATGCAGGGAATGAAAGAATTCCCCGACAAATATTTTGACCTTGCGATTGTAGACCCACCGTATGGAATTGGAGAAAATGGAGATAAAAACCATACAAGAAGCGGACTGACAAAAGCAAAGGATTACAAGGCTTTTAGTGGAATGGATTTAAAGCCACCAAGTGAAAAATACTTTGATGAACTCTTTAGAGTTTCAAAAAATCAAATTATATGGGGAGCAAATCATTTTATAAGCAAAATGCCGTTTGATAGTAGTTGTTGGATTGTTTGGGATAAAGATAATGGGGATAACGATTTTGCTGATTGTGAGCTTGCATGGACTTCGTTCGGTACTGCAGTAAGGAAGATTAAATATAGGTGGCACGGAATGTTTCAGCAAAACATGAAGCATAAAGAAAATCGTATACACCCAACACAAAAGCCTGTCGCACTATATGAATGGCTTCTTAACCGGTATGCAAAGCCTAATGACATTATACTTGATACTCATGTAGGAAGTGCTAGCAGTCTGATAGCTTGCTATAACACTAACCATAAATTTATAGGCTTTGAACTTGACGAATATTATTACAAGGTATCAAAGCAGAGGTTAGATAACGAAATGGCACAAATGAGATTAAGTGATTTTATCGGAGGTGTGGAATGACACAGATAAATAACAAAACTATAAGTGATACGAAATTAATTGAAAGACAATGTGCATACGAGGACAACAAGCCGTGTAACAGTTCATGCCGATACTCAAATACTTGTATACACAGTGTAAACAAAACCGAAGAATAGGAGATAGGCTTATGAAGTTTTCAAAACTTACTAAGCCGGAACTTGAAGAAATTTTGAAAAATGCCAATTTTACCGATGAGGAAGCGAAAGTTTTTAAATTACTAGTTGCTGATAAAAGCCTTGAAGAGGTATCGCAGAGACTATTAATTTCAAAAACAACCACTTCTCGGAGAGTGGCAGACATTAAAGAAAAGATAGAAAGGAGTCGGACGATGAATAATAAAGTGCCAATATGGGAAAAAGTAACGCTGACGATTGATGAAGCTGCGGAATACAGTAACATCGGAATTAACAGAATTAATGATATGCTTAATAATCCCTCATGCCCTTTTGTACTTTTTGTTGGAAGAGGCAAGCGATTAGTCAAGCGCAAGGAGTTTGAGAAATATCTCGAAAAGACAGATAGTATATAGATATATTGAATTATGAGCCATTATGTAGTAATATAGAAATTATCATATAATGGCTTTTAATTTTGAAAGGAGCCATAAATCAGTATGGGAAAGGATTTGAGAGGAAAAGAGCTGGGAGTCGGAATAACCCAGCGCAAGGACGGACTTTATCAGGGCAGATACAAAGATAGGTTCGGCAAGAACAAGACAATCTACAATAGCAAGTTGTCGGAACTGCGAAAGGAGCTTAGCAAAGCAGTGACCGACAATCAACAATTTACAAGTGTTAGGGACAATGTTACTCTTGATGTGTGGTTTGACAGGTGGATGAGTGTATACAAGAAAAAGAGCGTGCGCCCCAATACCATTAGGGAGTACACACACATATATAAGAAGAACATTTCACCATACCTGGGAAACCACGAAATAAAATCTATTTGCAAGTCGGATGTACAGTTACTTATCGACAAGGCTTCTGACGATAACTATAAATATGAGAGGCAGAGCAAAATCAAGGCTATCTTAAGCGATATGTTTAGCAGAGCTATGGAAGATGACCTGATGATTAAGAATCCGGCAAAAGGTGTAAAGCTGAGAGCAGACAAGGAAGTTAATGCTTTTGCATTGACGGCAGAGCAACAGAGTGAGTTTTTTGAAGCGTGCAAAGGAACGTTTTACGATAATTTGTACAATGTAGCACTTAATACAGGCTTGCGCCCAGGAGAACTGTTTGCGCTCACGATTGCAGATATACATATGGACGAGGGATATATTGATGTTAATAAGACACTTGTGTATCAGAAATACCTTGAAGATAAAGGCAAGACATTTCATGTTGAGCCACCAAAAACCAAGCAGAGTTACAGACACGTACCAATTAACAGTGTATGCAAGGAATGCCTGACGAAACAATTTGAGCTTAAAAAGATAGTTTCAGCACGTAGGCCTAAGGAACAAAACGAATATTTGTTTGTTACGAGGTTTAACACACCGATTAATTCGGTTATATATAGCGACTCTATACGTTCGATTGTAAGACGGATAAATGACACAAGAAGCAGTGACAATGAATTTCCATTTTTTAGCGGTCACACATTTAGACATACGTTTGCGACAAGATGTTTTGAGTCGGGAATAGAGCCGAAAGTCGTTCAATCATATTTGGGTCATGCAACGCTGAAAATGACAATGGACTTGTATACACATGTTACACCCGAAAAGTCGTTTGCCGACATTGAAAAAATCGTTAGCGCCGACAACAAAATCATAGAATATAGAAGAAAATGTGTGTAGTAAGTGTGTAGTAGTACACACTCTCAATTTAAAGGATGTTGAAAAATCAACGCTCGCAGGGCACTTTTGTACTAAAACTGGTAAAACTACTATGTGTACCA